GGGCTTCTACCTAGCTGGCAAGCCCACGGAAGGTAGAAGCCCCAAGTGGCCAGCCAAGCGGGCTAGTCACCTGATTGAAGACCCCCGCTGTAATGTGTGTGGTACCACCCAGAACCTAAACGTACACCACAAGAAGCCCTATCACTTGTACCCAGCCCTGGAGCTAGTGGACAGCAACCTGATTACCCTGTGTGAGGAGAATGGCTGCCACTTTCTGTATGGTCATGGTCGGGACTGGAAGGCTTACAACCCCCACGTAGATACGGACGTGGTCATTGGTCGAGACATGATTTCCGGCAGGGTGTATAAATGAAAATTGACATCACTGTGCCGCACAACTTGCCGCTGGAGCAAGCCAAAGACAAGCTACTGGCCTTGCTGCCAACCCTGAGCAACTCCAACGTCAAGCTAGTGGAATTCACTTACGTACAAGCTGCCCACACGGTCAACTTTGAACTAGACGCCTATGGCAAGACCGTGCTAGGCAGTGCCACTCTAGCCCCTAACTACCTACACCTACAAACCGAAGACATCCCGGTCAATGTGTTTGTGGGTGGCTACCTATGGCTGTTTCAAACCCGGCTTAAGGCCAAGCTGGAAGAAGCCCTGAAGTAATGGACGTTACGGTAACAACCACGAGCGACCAGAAGCCTGCCCTACGCAAGCTAGTGCGGGACTTACCCGGTATGCTATCCGGTCGGGTGCAGGACGTCTATGGCATCGCTATGGGCTTTCGTAGCCGCATTGGTTACGCCATACTGAGCCTTGTGGCACCCAACTTTGACCAGCTAGGCAGGGGCTTTACCGGGGCAGACGGAGAGAAGTGGCCCCCACTCAGTAAAGCCTATTTGGCCTATGGTCGCAGGTTTGGTCCCGGGGAAGTCAAGGAGCTAAAGGCAGCCCACGGGCTAGGCAAAGCCCACAGGTACGCTCCGGGTGATAAGAAGGGCTTACTCACCAAGGAACAGCTAAAGCACTGGCGACGTATATACGCCGACAGGCTGGCTTGGTACACCATGCGACTAAGCGATGCTAAGGCTAAGGAAGTGGCTGCCCGTATTGCTTGGTCTATCATTAAAAAGGCTGGCGGCAAAACCAAGCTGGAAGTGTACGGCAACCGGCAGGTCCAGATACTTGTGGACACTGGTCGACTGCGAGCCAGCATTCAGCCCGGCATTGTGTTTGAAGCCGGTCCAGGTGGTACCTACCAGAAGACCCACGGCAAAGGTGGTGTTGACCAAGTGTTTGAGCATACGGCTGACAGCATCACGGTAGGCACCAACGTTAAATATGCCGAGTACCACCACGAGGCCAAGACAAGACCGTTGCGTAGGCTGTGGCCCAAAGAATTTCCTAGTAGCTGGTGGCAACAGATACTAGGAGTAGCCATACAGGGCTTACAACGCATCGGCGAGCTATTCCATTCCGGCAAAGGACTCAACCAGTGATTAGCTTACTGATTTGGTTACTGTGCTTTGCCTTGGTCATTTACGTAGTGTACTTGATCCTAGGGATGCTACCAATTCCCCAGCCGGCTAAGCAAATTGTGTGCTTAATTTTGGCCTTGATTTTCCTGTTGATACTGCTCCAGTCGCTGCTAGGGCTGCCGCATATACCCTTACTGCGGTAACACACCATGAGTATGTCCTTAGCCTTAGAGCACTGCCAGCAATGGTTCAGGGAGCAGAACGATTGGAAGAACAACGAGTGCGGCGTCAATTACGATGCCTTGCCCATGTTGCAAGACGCTGGGCAGTTTTACGTAGCCATAGACGACGGAGGAGTAGAAACCGGAAACGAAACCACTGACTCCATACTGGAAGTGCTGACCCTGACTATTGGTATTTGGCGTCGTAAGGAACACCTGACCCAACGCGATAGGCTGGCCCAATTAAAGCTTCCTAGCGATAAGTACTTGCTGGGTAGCTGGACCCTAAGTGACCTAGAACGGACTGTGCTGCTGCCAAGGTTTAACGGACTCCACACAAACTATGCCTTTTTAGAAGGGCTTAACACACGGTACAATTTGCCGTCCGAAGATTACGGGGCTAGGTTCTACCGACCACTGATTTATAAGGGCCGAGGGCGGATGGAAACCTTTGGTGTGGATGACGGTGGTGCTGAACAGATTTGGTATGGGTACCGTTTACGCTTCAGGGGTTTACATAGAGAACAGAAACTTCGCAGTATAAACGACGCACAAGGATAACCAAATGATTGACCAACTGCTACTCGTACGTAAGTTCAACAGCCGCTCAGACCTGCTTGAGAAGGCTGGTATGGCCGGCTTCACCAAAGGTGACCCGCTCAACATCATGCCCGATGTGTGGGAAGACAAGGACGGGGTAAGCCACTACGGGTACATTCTGGGCATCCCCAAGCTGGATGACTTCAACAACCTACAGCAGTTTGTCAAGGACAATGAAGGCTTGACGCTGCTAGATATGGACACTAACATCACCGCTACCCTTGCTGCTGTTGGTTTACGCATCAACGAGTCAGCCTAACACCCCAGTAGGTAACACAGATGACAGTTATCAACCCGGCTATTCCCGCTGGTCCGTACACCTTCACCTGGAACGGCAATGACATCGGCTTGACGGAAGGGCCTGCTCGTATGCAGCAAAGCCCCTTCGGCCTGCCGGTTCGGGCTACCCAGTGGGGCGACACAATCATTGACTACATCCTACGGGGTGGTGGCTACTTTGCTGTTATCGTGGTCAAGGAATGGACTACCAACAGCAAGCTCTTCATGTGGCCTTTCGGCAGCAACCAAGGGGTCATAGATGAGCCGGGTAGGCTATTCAGCAGCTACTGCCAAGCTCTGGTTATGACGGCTCTGGCCAACACCCCAGCCGCTACCTATGGGCCTGTGACCCGTACTTACCACTACTGTGCCACGCTGCCTGGACACAACCTGGACATTCAGGCTGGCCCCCAAGAACGCAACGTGGTGGTCGCCTTGGGTGTACTACCCCAACCGAACAGCGGTGGCTCCTACAAAGCCAAGTTCTTCACAGACACCTAATCAATAGCAGAAAGACTACCGTGTGGACGGGGCTACCCTTAACATCAATTTCAGGGATGAAAGCAGCCAAACTCCAGGGGGACCGGGTGTAGTCTCTCAGGCTGGGGCTGCCGTTACAATTGACCCCCAAACGGCTGCCTTGCTTAACGCTATGGCTGCTGCCGGGGGTGTGGGCAACTTTGTAGCCCAAGCCCAGCCCCAACAGCCGCCACCAGCCAGCACGACCTACCAAGTGCCACAGGCTACGGCTGCCGCTATACCCCCTGTAAACGTCGGCACAGCCAGCACCGACCCGCTGCTGCATACGGTCAGCCAGATTGTACAAGCCGACCCTAAAACGACGGCAGAAGAGCTGGCCAAGGCATTAGGTATTAAGCAAGGCCAAGCCCAAAATCTGCTAGACCAAGCCCTAGGCACAGCCCAAGCCCAAATAGCACCCCCTGCCCAGCCTGTGCCTAGCCAAGCTGCGGCAGCACCCCCTAGCCCTAGTGCAGCCAAGCCCACAGAAGATGACGTGGAGCTGCTGCTAAGGCGGGAGCGGCGTAGGCAAGCTGAATACCAAGACGAGCAGCGGGTACAGGCTGAAGAGCAAGCCCGTATTGAGCAGTCCAGGCGACCACCCCCGGCTCCAGTTACCCCACCCCCACAGATTCCCGGCTTACCGGGTGCCACAGCCATTGAAGCCGAAGTGGTGGACACAGCCACAGGAGTAGCCGGTACAGTTAACGCCATTAGCCACTTCGTTCATGCCTTTGGGCCTATGGGTAGTGCTGCTGCCGGCTTAGCCAATACAGCCGTTCAGCTACCGGGTGTAGCCAGCTCACTAGGGGCTGCTGTGCCGGCTCTTATGGCTGCTGCTCCGTTCGTAGGGGTAGGGGCTGCCGCACTGGCTGTGCCCTACGCTGGCCTAAGGACCCTAGAAGCTGTAGCCGAAGCAGCCCGTGCCCAAACCCAAGGGCTAAGCCCGGAAGTAGCTACGGCTGAAGCCCAAGCCAATGTTCGCCAGCTTATGGCCAACCTACGCACCAGCCACATACTAGGGGATGAAATAGCTGAGTACGTAACTGGTCGCAGCCGGTTGAGCACAGGTGTCCAAGGTATTCGGGATATTGTGTTTGAGCCAGTACTCAAGGACTTTGCTGAAGTCACCAAGCTGCTAGGCAACACTGCCAAGGGTATAGCGGACTGGCTGAACGATAGTCCTAGGGCCAAGTGGTGGGTTCAGACTGGAGCTCAAGTAGCTCAATACGGAAATGCCTTTGGCTTGCTGCTAAAAACGATGGGTAATGCCAACAAGCTGGTCTATCCCAATGACATGAATGATATCAAGGACCGTAACCCGCTGCGGTACTGGAACGACAATCTACCCATGCCCAAGCTGCCCCACCCGTTTGTAGAAACGAATATGCAGCCCGTCAACTTTGAACGCCCCCGTGTGCCTCCTGTAGCTGGCTTAGACTTGTAATGGCAACCATTGTCAACACCAACTTGAGCGGGGCCACGCTGACCTATAACGGGGTGCAGTTTGGTGGAGCGGACGCTGGCTACAAGTCCCTGCCTCCTAGTTACCAGTTTGTTGGTACGCCAGTCTATGACCCAACGGGCAGGTCTTTGCTGTACATAGACGTGACTGTGCAGGTTCGCTGTATTTTCTTTGAGACCAGCGAATTCAATATGACAGTGGCTATGGCCCAACTTCAACAAGCCTTATCCGCTCCAGCCAAGCAGCTCAGGATTGCTGGCTTAGGCTACGGCTTTTACAGCCACGACCTAGTTAACGAACCTAATGTTGATCCAGCTAAGAACTACTTTGACATTGTTAGCCTGGACATTGGTAATGGCCCCAAGCCCGGACCACTACAGATGACCCCAATCGGTGGTCAACTGTCTTGGGAGCTGGCATGGTCAATCAACTTCCAATACATGCCCTGCTTGAATGACGGTACTCAAGATGTTCTTACTTTCCAAGCCTTTAACTTCAGTACAACCTGGAACAACGACTTTGAAGGACTAACCACCCGTACCATTTCGGGTATGGTGCAGATTGCTGGCCACAGAAACTATGCTGGCAACAACAAGCTAGTCTTGGCTATTGCCGAGCAGACCCGTGGCAACCTTGTTGTTCTACTGCCTGTCGGTTTCAAGCGGGTACAGAATAGCTGGAATGAAGCCGAAGACAAACGGATACTACGGTTCAGCATTACTGACCAACAGCTAGAAGGCGACCCGTTACCAGATGGAGTAACCCAAGCTAAGGGTAGCTTCAGCTTCAGTGCTGGTGATGGCAAGGGTGGCTTTGCTCAGTCTATTTGTGCCTTGCAAATGGCCATCAAAACAGCCCCCAACGTTCATAGGGACATGGCTGGCAAGCTGTTTCTAGCGGCTGCTATTGCCAAGCAAGCCTCTATTCAAGCTGGCTTACCCACGGGCAAGATGGTCATGCCCATCAAGCTCAGCATTACCAACGGTAAGTTCGATGATGCTAGGCAAACCGAGTGCTCTATCGTTTGGATGGTAGCGGGTGGCTGCCTAAACGCCATGCTTTCAGCGGCAGGCATCTGGGAGCCGGTCAGTAGCATGATTGGCACTACCTTTGGAGCCAACCAGACTTACAGCACTTGGGTGGCTAGTATGGCGGCTCTGTGGGGCAACCGAGGCACCAGCGGTATCCAAAGCTCTGCCTCTGAAGCAGTTATCATAGACATCTGTGACGGTGTAGTTACTAAGACCATCGGTGCTACCAGCCCTAATAGCTTCAGTGTTAGCACCAACAGCCTACCTAGCTTCACTTGCCCGGCTGTGCCTACAGACGGGGGCTGGATTACGTTTGATATGGAAATCAAGGTGCTACGTAAGGACGACCCTTACTTCCACAAGAAGGCTGCCAGCTTTGTACCCAGCCTTGCCAGTGGCTTTCCCATTACTGACCCCATAGACAACACGAGTATTCCACTAGGTGGTTCGCTGGTCAGCCAAGGCAGCAGCGATTACGATGTGGTCGAACAGCAAGGCTACCCTAGTACCTATGTGGCTGTGAAGTTCAGGGGCTTAAGGTTTGTCAACAAGCCTTACATACCATCGATCAAATCTATCGGTGGTATTACGCCCGTGGAAATTGACCAAAGCCCGAACGCCCCGTATTGGGCCTTTGATAGCTTTGGCTGCCCAGTGTGGGCCATTAGTGGCTATCGCATCTACAGGGTACCGGGCACTATCAGTGCTGTGCAGACACCAGAAAACCGGGCAAGCTGCGGAGCTGCCCCCACCCCAACTACAGGAGTACTGGCCACAGGTAACTACTAATGGACACCGCTAACTTAGACATTGAACAGACCGAAGTATTCAGGCTGGCTCCTAGTGCCTTTATGGTGCTAGAAAGTGCCGATGGCTCAGCCCGTGCCCGCATAGACATCTATGAGGCCAGACGGCTGATTGAAACTGCTTTTAAGAAGCCCGACGAATCCAGCCGTTGGGCCTTGGTCAAGGAGTGGCTAAGTAAGAAACTGGGCGTACCTATTGAGCAGATTGCTGAGTCAACTGCCCTGGAGTTCAACGACCTGATTTGCAAGCGGGTGGCTGACCTCAACAAGGAACGCTCAATAAAAGTTTCGGGGACTGCTGCATTGCCCACTTCTATGCAGGAGTCCCCAGTAACTACCAAGATTGGCCTTTAGAAGAAAAAGAAGCTTGGATAACCAACATCCCCAAGGTACTAGCGACCATGTTGCTGCACCAGTCCAAGCTGAACACAACCACGCCCGAGGGTATTGCCAACATTGTGCTGCTAACCACAGGCAGTGCAGAAGCAGCTGAGAAAGCCCTGACTGAAGCCAAGATGCAAATCAAACTGGGTCAACTCAATGCTGGTAGCCTACCAACCACGGTCTAATGAAGATAACCATTTGTCCAGACGCCGAAGAGTTCCACAGCACCGACATGCTCGGGGCTGTGTACCTGTGGCTGTGGAACGGCAAGACTGGTAGGCTAATGATAAGGCTACCCAGCGGCGATGTATCCGGCATCCATAGCGGCGATGTATCCGGCATCCATATCAAAGTACCCAGTGAACCCCATCCCCCGGATGTTCCTTGTTGGGACGTAGTCAAAGGCATTTTGGATGGCAAGCTACAGCCTGACCTAACCTTGACCCCAAGCATCAACTGCACTGGAATCAACAAGTGGCACGGCTACTTGACCAACGGTGAACTAGTTGAGTGCTAAGGATTCACTCGCAGAGTGCTAGGGCTAGACGCAACGTATAAACGCTATGGCTAAGAAACCTAACGGCTTTGCCAATCAGTCCATCAACGTAGCTGTTAACCCGGCTAACCCGGTTATCAGTGCCGGTACGCCCCGCTTGCCCAAGCGTCGTACTCGGTCTGAAATCAAACAGGGCTTGCTCAAGAAGGATCCCACGGCTGAGTATCAAAGCAGCCGCTATGCCTACTTTGGCGAGCTGTTCGTAAGCAACCTACCTTTATGGCGGCTGTGGACAGCCCGAATGATGCTAACGTCCGACCCGATTGTGGACTTTAGCATGAACATTCGCAACGCTGCTCTGATGGCTGCCGAGGTGACAGTCACCAGCCCCAACGAACAGGTCCGGCAGTGGGTGCAAGACCAGTGGGACTACCTGTGGAAGCACCACAGACCCAAGCTGGTAAGTGCCAAGAAGTGGGGCTTTGCCCCGCTACAGACCATCTATAAAGTGGATGAGAAGGGCTTGCTAACCATCAACGGGCTGAAGGACTTTGCCCCCGAAGACTCCCGAGCACTGGAAGTCCGCTCTGGCAACCAGTTGTGTGGAATGCGGGTAAAGGGTAAGCCCCTGTACCACCCTCAAGCCCTGTGGCTTAAGTTCAACCCTGAGTTTGGCAGCCAGTACGGTGTAGCCCTTACCCGTAGGCAATATCCAGCATGGTACGAGAAATGGATGGACCACGGGGCTAAGCGGCTACAGCAACTTAGGATGGTCAAGGACGCCTACATTGGGGATATCTTCTGGTACCCACCGCACCTGAAGCTGACCCTACCCGACGGCAATGAAGTTAGCTGGCGTGACCTGCTCCGGGAAACGGCTGAAAACCGGCTTAGCGGAGCCGCCCTAACCCTACCAAGGCTGCTAGACAACAACGGTAAAGAACTGACCGGGTACTCTCCTCCCCAGACAGTGGCGGGAGCCACGGAAATTTTCCAATGGGTGGACCTGTGTGATGACAACATCCTCAAGGGTGCTGACATTCCCCGGGAAGTGGTACAAGCCGCTGACACAGGTAGCGGCTTTAGCGGCCGAAGCATTCCGTTCTTGGTGTTGCTAAGCGTGTGCACCAACGAGCTTATTCAAATTGTGCAGTGCGTTGACGAGCAAGTATTGCGTCCTGTAGCTTGGCTCAATTGGGGCAAGGACGTTGACTACAAGATTGAGCCCAAGTCCCTCGTGGAGAGCTTTGCTGGTGATATTAGCGGCAGCAGTCTAGCCGGTAGCAGCATTGGCGGTCCAGTGGGTGAACAGGGTCCACCCCAACAAGCCCCACCACAGCAAGTCCCACCCAGCCAACACAGTGAACGGGGTACTGACCTGATTCCGGGTGGCAAAGGCGACAAAGAGCACGACCTAAGTAAGTTCAACCCGGTCCAATTAGCAGCCGGCATCAAGGTTGAGCTGGAGCATACCAGTGACCACAGAGTGGCCTTGGAAATTGCCATTGACCACTTGACAGAAGACCCCAACTACTACAGCAAACTAGCTAAGGTTGAGCCTGATGCTAAAGAGGCTGTAAAAGAAGCCAGCCAACACAAAGAAGGTAAAGAACAGAAGAAAGCCCACGACTACAGCAGTACCCAGTTCAATCTACCGGGTGACTTGGCTTTTGAAGTGCGTATGGTAGGTGACCTAATTGACCCCAATGACTTAGCTGAAAAAGGTAAGGAGCTCAACCCCCACGTAACAGCCCTGTATGGACTACATACAGACAAGGTGGAAGACTTAGAAGACATCGTTCATAACTATGCCCCAATCGCCATACAGCTAGGTCCTGTCACTATGTTCACCAAAGAAGGTGAATACGACGTACTGAAAATTGATGTACTTAGCAAGGGGCTGCATGAGCTCCATGAGCAGCTAACCAAGTTCCCACACACCAGCACATTCCCTGACTACAAACCTCATATCACTATTGCTTACGTAAAGCCCGGCAGAGGCGAGTACTATGCCAAACGGCTGAACATGCTTGAAGGTCGTGTGGCTGTGTTTGACCGGCTCGTGTTTAGTAACAAGCTAAGAAACCACACACCTATACGACTATCAGGTCAGGCTCAGGTTGACGAAGCTGCACCGACCAAAGGAGGTGAAGCTTATGCGATCCCTTTTATGGGTTCGGTTCAGCAGAATGAGCAGTTCATTGAACTGCCTGACCTGCTAAGCAAGCTACGGGGGCTGATTGGCAAGGGCTTGCTGGCAGCCCAACAGCGGGTAAAGGGCCTAGCCGAAAGCGTAAGGCGGCTACCCAACCTAGCCGAAGCCACCCTAGATAGCCTTAGCCAGCTAATAGCCGGGCAAATTGCCCAGCTACAGCCCCTGCTAGGGCTGGACCTAACCACAGACACCCTAGCCAGCCACGCCACAGGCCACGCAGACGTCGCCGGCAGGCTGCCTAGTAGCCTATTGCCCTTGCTGCCCAAAGCCCCTAGCGAGGCTGCCGATGCGTTTACTGGGGTATTAGCTGGCTTAACCAGCCCCCCTAACTTACCAGTGCCGGCAGTTGCCCAGCCCAGTGCTGCGGTACACCTGCCTGCCCTACAAGTTGCCGTGGAAGTGCTGGACCGCAGCCCAGTGCAAGTAGGCACCCACTACCTGGAAACAGCCCAGCACGTAAGAAACGGCAGCTTCGCCATTACCGGGGACCTAACCGAGAAGGCTGTGGCCGATGTACGTACCCAGCTGAGCAAAGCCCTAGCTGAAGGGCTGCCGCAAAAGGAATTCATTGCTGTAGTTACCAAGCGATTGGAGGAGGAAGGTAGCCCCCTTAGCCCAGCCCACTTAGAAAACGTGTTCCGCACCAACACCCTAGCCGCCTACAGCAACGCCCAAGACGCTGCCCTAAAAGACCCAATGGTCAGCGATGCCTTTCCGTATGCTGGCTATGGGGCTACAGCCGACAAGCGGGTACGCCCCGAGCATTGGGACCTAGAAAGCTACGGGCTAAACGGTACCAACATCTACCGGGCCGACGATCCTACGTTTAAGCTGTTCCGCCCGCCTTGGAGCTATAACTGTATTCTACCCGAGACTGTTGTAGAGGGCGTCTTTTGGGCTGGATTCAAATCCAGATATAAAGGGCAGGCGGTTAAGATAACGACCGAGTCCGGTAATGACCTTTCCCTGACGGTCAATCACCCCGTAGCCACCCAACGTGGATGGGTTGCTGCTGGCGAGCTTACTGATACGGACTACGTGATTGAGTATTGCTTTGAAGTTAAACCCGAGCTGAGTGGGCATAGCAAACTGGCCAGTAATCGGACAAGTGGTTCTGACTACACTGCTTTCTTTTCGCCAAGTTTCGATAAACAAAACACGCCAGCCTTGTGTGACCAAGTATTCCGTTCGCTTCAAATGCTTAGCGGCTGTGCCAGACTTTTGGTGCCCGTTGACAATTTCCACGGCGACGCTGAACGATTTGATGGCTATGTCCAGATTGTAGCTGCCGACAGGAAACTGCTGAACCACTTGGTCCAAGAAGACTGGTCTGAGAATGGCTACGATCTCAGTTTCCCAAGCATGGATTTTGGACTGCCGTTCGAACGTAGTTCTGGCTCCGAGCAACTTGCTGGCTGTGGAACGCTTACTGCCCCTAACAGCAGCCCAAGCTGCTTTGCATTGCCCAGCGGCTTTGACTCTACGCTGGCTGGCAGTCAGTCCTGCCCATTTAGCGGACTCAGATTCGGACCGCGTTCTTGGGCTAATGCCGTTCTCAACCAAACGAGCATGAACATTACCACGGCTAACCCCGAAGGCTGTAGCCAAAGCCTTTACAGACGTGCCGTCAAGGTAAAGACCAATAATTTGTTTGACTTCAGCAGAATTAAGAAACTTACGAGATTTCATTACAATGGACCTGTGTATGACTTTACCGACACCAGTGGGTGGATTATAGCCAATGGCATTGGCATTAGCAATTGCCGCTGCCATTGGTACCCTGTAACCGTGGAGCAAGCTGCCAAGAAAGGAGTGGTTGAAGCCATAAGCTGGCTACAGCGTGCCAAGGACATTGTCAAAATCAAAGGCGGGACGTTCTACCAATACCTCAACGAAACAGCTCCAGTTCAAGCTGAGTATGTAGAACCCCCGCCATTCAAACCAGACCCAGCATTCAAGAGGGACTTAGTATGAACCACTACAGGATGAAAGCCGAAGGCGGGCACATTGGGGCTACTAGGGGCAGCCCAGCCCAACCAGTTGCCGAGCTAACCATCAAGCTACAGGAGGCAGGCGTAGTCCATATCACTGGCCCCTTGAACCAGAAGGAGCTGTGTATGGACATGCTCACGGAAGCCCTTAAAATTGTGGCCAGCTCCACCCCGGACCTGTTTGTTAGCAACGACAACCTCAACTAGCAGCAAAGGACCACCGCTATGGTCAGAATCTTGATTGAAGTAGGGCCTGAAGGCTTTCAGATGCAAGGTGTACCTGAGGACGCCTTCCTGGCTATTGGCATCTTTGAGTCAGCGAAGCAAATGGTACTCAACAAGACCTTTGGGCATTCTTCAGTTGAAAAGCGTCCCAGCCTTGTAATGCCTACCCAGCCGATACCCAACCTTGCCAAAGCATTTGAAGGCTAGGCTCTAGCCGGCACTTATGAGGAACGCTAATGACTACCCGGTTCTCTACGGAAATTACGGTTGACGGTAAGCGGGTAGAAATCAGCGTTCCTAAAGGCAGCAAGGCTACGGGCTACGCCAACAGTGTGTTCTGTCCACTGGGACCAGCTCCTACTCAAGCGTGGCTGGTCATTCTTAAGTCCGTCATGGACGAGCTGGACCTTAACAGCCCCCACACCATTGTCTGGCGGCAAGCCCTAACCAACCTGGACGACGGTAGCAGCCAAAGCCCCACGGTGCTCACCTTCTCAGGTATGTACCTGATCAAGTCTGAGCGGCTGCTATGTGGTGGGGTTGGCGATACGAACGCCCTGTTTCTAGTGGAGTTTGCCGATAGCCGCTTGCTGGCAGCTAACAAGAGCGACAGCGATGTTACGTTTAGCAACCTGCGAAGCTATGCCAACAGCTCTAACTACCTAACTGGAACAGACAGCTACGACACGTGGGACAAGCTGCTGCAACGCCTGTGGGACAAGTGTAGCTTTCTAGGCACGTACCCCAATCTGCCCGGCACCCTGCCCATAGACGGTAAGCCAGAGCAGCATTGGTTCGTCGGGCACAACGCCTACAAGTGCCTGAACACGGTGCTGGACCACTTGGACTGTGCCTTGTGCCACGACCCTACCACCAACCAGTACACCATCGTTCAGCTAGGGGCTACCCAAACGGTACTGGACAGCAACAGCGACCTGAAGTGGAGCGGTGAGCCTTACACCCTCAACGTCAGCCAAACGGCAGCCACGCTGGCCTATTACTTTGCCCGCACTCGTAGGGGTTACGGTCAAGAACGTGATACCGAGCTGTACAACAACTGGGTCCTGAACGACAACCACTACCGGCGTACAGAAACCACAGGCATCACAGGTGCCCAAGGGGTAATCCCCTACTGGGACGACTTGGCCTACATGGTGGGTGAAGACGGTACGATTGAAAACCAAACGGCAATCAACACCCGAACCACCAACCGAAAGAACAGGTACGTAACCCGCTACGCTGTAACCACCAAGCACCGAATTCATATTGGCCTAAAGACAGACTTCATCCCGGGTGGGCAGATCAGGGCTGTCATCTGGCGTAACTTTGATGACTACGAAAACCAGCTAGGTGGCACTTGTACCGAGTACATCTGCAAGAACGATTTGATCTACGGCTACAAGCCAGCCACCAACGGCAACGTTCAGTTCTGGATGGACGAGGAGCTAGGCACACCCGAGCACGAGCAGTACAGCCCGCTAGACCTAAGCCGGCACACCTACCCTAGCTATCCCCGGCTGCCCAACATCGTTCAGGTCAACCATGATGGTGAAACGGCTGGGGCTGTAGTTTCAGCCAACACGGATGGGTTCCACAAAGGTGTAGTCAAACGCTGGGTCGATAAGGCAATGGTCAGCCTGGACCCGTGCTGGATATTGTTTGTAGATGACTACGACAACAACCACGGCAACGTAACCGCCATTCAGCTAGACTACTACGGACCAGCCCGGCTAAGCGGGGTAGCCACTAGCAGCGGCCTACAGTATCCGCTGTACTTGGTGCGTAAGTCGGCCAGCGGTACAGGGCTGACTCCCTTTAGGCTTACCAGTGCTCTTAGCTTGGGTCCGGGCAATGTAGCCACAGCCCAAACCATGATCCTAAGTGGTGGCAGCTACACCGTGGGGGCTGGCAGCCAAACCATTACCGTGGTGGACAGCTACAGCACGAACTACGGAATGTGGTCTGGGCCTGTAGGTGCCCAAGGCTTGGCCAGCCAACGTAGCGATGGTAAGTATGACATCGTGTACATGCAACGTCGGGCCTTGATTGTGGAATTCACAGTCAGCACTGACCGGGCTGGGGGCAGCGACAACTTTGCCGCCACGGTAGCCAACAGCTTTGACCAAGGTGATACAGCCCCAGTGGACAGCGGTACGGACATAACCATTTGGGATGCTGACCGGCTATATCCAGGCGTGGTTGATGGTAGTAGGGGCAAGGCAATATGGAACGACAAGGCCAACCGCTACGAGTGCCTAGTTGTAACCCAGCGAGCTCTATACGGCACGGCTGTTATTCAGATGTCCTCGGGCATGGACAGCAACGGCATAGCCGACATTACTGGTTTCGTAGTCACTAGCCCAGCCCCATTCAACGTAGCCCCCACACCATTGCCGGTCACTTGCCGCAACAGCTACGGGCACAAGGGCAAGGACGGGGACACGGTAGAACTGCTATGGCACCAAACCCTAGGGGCCTACATAGTCATTGATGTAGAAAAGAAGGCCGAAGCGGTGCTAATGGACATTCGCATCAATGTGGCTAAAACATTCATAGAAGTACGGCAGGCCACTTGTGCTGTGGAGTACGCCACTAACCCAACGTTCGTCACTAAGATTCCATTGAAGGAATGCCCGTAATGGCTGACGAACTACAAATCAGCACAACGGGTGGGGTCACTAGGCTCATTCTAAAAGCCACGCCCACACCCAGCCTTACCATAGACCCCGACTGTTGCTGTAGCGGCCGAGTGCTGTTCTGGCTGGCCAACAGTGAGTTCTCTGTAACCATGCTAGGAGCGGAAGCTATTTACACTGGTATGGGCTTGACCGTTAACTACGACACCAGTTGGACAGGCACCCTGAATGACTATGCTTTGGTAGTTTGGCCTTTTGCACTTACCGACCCTACGTGGTGGTCACAAATTTCAGGAGACACTTGGCGGGGTAGGCTGGCTGTATTTGGAGAGCACAGTGGATTTCCTGGAACCAACACCTACCTGAATAGTGTCAGCGGCGTAACTGGCGTTACCATCGTTCCGGATTTTATCGATGGTGGCTGTGGTAAGCCTGGAACGGTAGAACCAGATGCACTAACAGCCGGGCAAACCCCAAACCTGTACTACGGGTTGACTTCCCAAGTTTCCGGGGGTACAACCTTGTCCAAGACGGTCACCGGGGCACACCCTTGGATTGCCCGTAGCAAACCAGCTACCAATACTGAGTTCGTAGTGGCTGGTGATTCTAACTGGATTACTGACGGCTGCGATATCACAGTCAACACCCAATTCCTGAAGAACCTATGGACCGTACCACTACTCTAGTTGACCCCACGTCTGGCGAGCCTATTGCTCAGCAAGCCCCTAAGCCGGCAATCAAACCTGATTGCATACACAGGGGTGAGCCAACCCGGCAAATAGGCTGCGAGCCTTGTGGTGGCACCCGTATCAAGGTGTTTCAGTGTGCCTTGTTCAAGGAATGCACCATCAGCAAGCCACTGGAAGCTATTGCTTGCTGTGGGACTTGTGAGCAATACTCGCCTTCACAGGCTGTGCCCGAAATTCCTTCGGCACAATCACCGGGTAATGCTGGCTAACCACTGGGCCTAGGTTGAAGGGGTCCATGTGCAAAGCCCACCAGATGATTATCACACCCAAGCTCCCCCCAGTAATACCCCCGCCCACAATGCTGACTAGATCCTTTAGCCACTTGGGCAGCCGCCGAACATGCTTACGCTGGCTGCGGCGTATGTAGCCACCAACGATAGGACCAAACTCAGCCTGGATGGGAGGGGGTAGGGGTTCCATGGTGCGTACCTTATGGGGTGGTACCCATTACTGTAATGCCCCCATAGCCATGCTTACCAGCCCATTGCCGGGCTTCGGCTAGGCTGGCAAAGGCTAGGGGCTGGGCCTTGTGGGTGGCTGTAAATGGGCTGCTGCCGGGCTTACGGTGCCACAGGGCATAGCGAACAACGAGCTTAATGGGCTGGCCTACGACGGGCATGGTTAGTACTCCTAACACCAGTAAAGGACCACGGGCATTTCTTTGGGTAAACTGGTTAGGAACTGCACTACTACTTGGTTCCACATTGAATGGCTATGCCTAAAGTTCACTCGGCCAAACTCGTGGGTAGGTACCCACGTAAGAAGCGTACCGTAGGCGTCAGTTGTTAGGGTCTTAATACCCTCGTCGGAATACCACTGGAACTCAACACCAGCGGGTAGAGCTACTGGGTTTAGGACTACGGTGCTGTTCCCTATCCGCTGTATTTGCCCAAACAGGCTGTAGTCCCGGTCAAAGCTAAGCACGTCCCTAGCCAGCCACCAGTCCTTAGCTACGTTCTTGGCATACTTGATCGGGGCTACCTTTAGGTCAAGACCCACGGCTGTGTTCCTTAGTAAGAATCCACGGGTTCGGGTATAGCGTAGTCACCACCTTTAATGCCACCCAAGCCAACCACCCTACGCATCTGGTTGACGTTTAACCCTATGTCCTTGCCGGGCAGCACTACCCAAGCAGTCAGCATCAGCTTACCCGTATCCAGGTTGTGGATATGGGTAAGCCCAAACACGCCATGCGTAACTGCTTCCACAAACCCCTTGATCTGTTCCTTCTCCTTGGGTGTGGCCTTGCTGTAGGCCTCTTGGCATTCCGCCACGGTCTTCAGCCGTTCGTACAGGCTACGCCCTAGCTGTAGCTTTCTAGCTGGCTGGAATTCTGGTTTACCTAGTTTGGGCATTACATGTCACTCCAAGGCGGAAACCCGGTGTGATCAAGGCTACCGTCATTGAGCTCGTCCTCGTCCCAATCATTTCTAAGCGGGGCATTGACCAGCTCGTACCACAGTATTACGCCCACACTGACCAAGGCGGAAAACACCAGCAACCCAATCCAAGTCGCGTGTACCCACGCCATAGCCTTACTCCTTATGTGCTTGGAACCACCAGTGACCGGCTGTAGCCAGCTACGAGCCAACTACAGCCGGCGAACCGGAGATTCGAAGCTGCTAGGCGGTCTTGGCCAGTTTCAGGTCCGGACCAGCCCCAACAATTTTGGGGAACTCCTCCCCCTCAATCCACTTAAGAAACTTGAGCGGCTTGTTCTGGCTGGAGGCATTCCAAGCCTTGATAATGAACACAAACACAGTTTCAAACGGCAGCTTGGCAGTGCTGGTGCGGCTTTCAATGATCTTCCGCCGCAACCAGTACTCAGGCATCTCTTTGGTCAGCCCAGTGCCATCCAGCAACCGTTCCCAGAATTCCTTGTTCTTGCTGGGCTTGATCTTGTTGAAGCAGTACCACAAGGCGGCAATCCAGCTCGGGGGGATCAGCCGGTTGTTGGCACCGCACAGCTCAACAGCAACCTGGACCGCCTCCCGCAAGCCATCATGTTCATCCAGGATACGGTCCATGATGCTAGGCCGCAGCTTCTCGACTTGGTTCATGTTGTTCTGCAACATCCAAAAGTACCGAACAGCCGCTGCCAGTGTGGCATAGTGCTTTTCGCCACGCCGAGCTAGCACGTCCCCCATCGTTCGGGGCCTGCCTTGGTCAATGGTGTCAAAGGCCTCAGCCGGCAAGTCAAACACAATGTAGGTATCGAACTTCTTGCCTGACTTGACACAGGCGTGGAGCCGGTGCTGGCCATCGATCAGGTTATCCTGCTCGTCAAACCTGATGGCATCGCCGTTGACCTTCCACTCCCCAGCCGTCATAGCGGCTGCATACCTGCTCACAGTGCCTTGGCTGAGTGGCCGGTTGGACTTATTTTTGGTAAGCCACTTGGCCGCTTGGTTGGGGGTTACACAGGTCGGTTTGTTACGCATGACACAATCCTCCGGTTAGAAAACAGAAACGAACACAACTACTCTTCTACTAGCTGCTCACCACATGGACAGGCAGGCAGACCAGCTTCATCAATCCACTTACGGGTCACCCGGATGGTGTAGCCACAGCCGGGGCAAGCCGCCTTAAGCAGCCGGCACTTATCCTTCTTAGGCTTACCCGTGGTCATCTTGTTCAGCTGGTCGTGCGGGTAGGTGCCAAGCTGCTTGACTATGCCGTTTATACGCTCTGTAAGCTGTGGCCCAGCCACGGTAGCCGTCATCTTGCCAGTTAGCCCCACGGCTAGGGCTACCTTGCGAAACGGTTTCTTGTGGCCACACTCCAGCCCCACCACGGCATGGACCACTTCATGGGTTAGTACGTCCAGCACCCGTACCGGGTCGTTCAACAAGGGGCTAACAAAAATTTCAAAGTAGTTGCCCCCGCTGGCCTTGTCGCTCCAGCACTCGCCAATACGGGTTCGCTTGACGCTGAGGGCACTGCGGCTAGGGAAGCCACAGCTAACCCTGATCTTCTTGGGCACTTTGGCGTCGGCGGACGTAAATAGGGGCTTTAGCAACTCCAGCCCCGCCATTAGCCACTGCTCCCGGGTATTGTGTTTCATCGTCATGGTTGGCTGCTGCCTTATCTACGTTGGTTTTGAGTTTCAGGTGTTCACGGTAGTCATGCTCACCAGCCGCTATCCGCTGCTTGGTGATTTGGTCAGACAGGTCCAGGCCCGCCAAAGCCCTACAGATGAGGAACAGTTCCGCCCCAGTTACAGTCAGGCGGAACTGCTTTAGTTGTTCCACGTGCATTGCTTGTCCTCCGGTTAGCTAACGTAAACCAATTCTTTGATAGCCCGAGTGATGGCCACATAACGTAAGTTTAGCTCTTGCTGCTTCTGCCAGCCGCTTTTAGCCATTGGGTGGGGCACCGTAGCCCCCTTGGGTTCCAGTAGGAACACCCGGTTGGCTTCCAGCCCCTTGGCCTTGTGGATGCTGCTGAGCCGAATGCCGCCCGTGGTGTTGTCGCTGAACACCTGCTCAATCTTGCTAGTCACCTGCTCAACCGTGGTGCTGCCGTCCACAAAGGCCATCAGGCAGTCCTTACGGTCTTGCAAGGCAATCAGTCGGGCATCACTGGGGTTACGCTTGGCATTTTCCTTGCGGGTTTCAGCCGTGTACCAGTCGTCCAGCTTGCTGACCAAGTCCACAATGGTGCCAGCCTTCAGCTTTTGGATGGTGCGGATAAGCCCCTGCCCAATATCCCGTCCTTGGATGTTGGCCTTACGCCCAACCTTGATGAATTTGAAGCACTCGCTTACCAGCGGGGCATTGCAGCGGCACAGCAAAAAATCACCGTCTTGCACTTGGCTGCGGTAATCCAGGTTGGCTTGGGCTGTGGCTTGCTTGCCTTCGGCAAGAATCCCTTGCTTGGCTGGCGTAATGCCTTGCTCGTAGCTGGCTTCAATGGCTTGCACCACTTGCACGTTCGTAGCCATGAAGCTGGCCTTACGCACTTGGCCTTCGCCGTTGCTTTCAAAGGCTTCAAACTCAGCCACCAGCGTATTGGCCTCACGGACAATAGCCTTGGCACAGCGGCGAGTAACCGTCAGGGGCAGGGTAACACAACCCCGGCTCGTGGCACCCAACAGCTCACCCATGCGGGGCAGGCTATCGCAGTCAGCTCCCGCAAACCCGTAGATGGCTTGGCGGTCGTCACCGCACAGCACCAGCCGGCTACCACTACGTAGGGCAAGCTGTTGCTGGCACTTGTTCAGGTCTTGGGCTTCATCAACCAGTAGCAAGTCGTACTTGGTGCAAGGCAGGTCGCAAGCAACCGGCAACCAGATCATGTCGTTGAAGTCAATGCAGCGGTCCCGGTTCACGTCCTTGCACCGCTCCAGCACCTTGGGCACCAAGGCAAACACCCGCTCCCGGCTGCCGTTCAGCTCAACGTCGTAGTGGCCAGCCAGTTGGTCCAGCTCGTCTTCACTACCACTGCACAGATTCTGCTTACACAGGCCAACCAGCTCTTCGGTAGCCTTCAGCAGAATGGCGTCGTGCTTGCGGATTTCCCGGATGTCCTTTTCCAGGATTTCGCTGATGATGTCTTGCACCCGGTGGCTGTTGACCCTGACTTGGCCGAATGCCTTGGTTACAGCCTTCAGCCCCAAGCTGTGCAGCGTCATGGCATTGCAGCCCATCGGCAGCCGGCTCTGCAGCTCGGTGGCAATAGCCTTGTTGAACGCACAGAAGCAAATGGTTTCAACCTTACCCTTACTCAGTTCCATAGCTGCCCACACCGCTGCTTGCTGGGGGCTGGGAATCAGGTCCACCGTGTTACCAAGCAGCCGGTTCACGCCACCAACCAGCGAAGTGGTTTTACCAGTGCCAGCCCGAGCAATGATGATCAGGTGAGGGCTGGTGTCGGTGCTGGGCTTGGTGCCCCCTAGCAGCCGGCTTAGCTGCACTTTGGGGGCTTGGCTGGCCATAGCCACCGTGGCACTTACGCCAGCGGCAGCCCGTGCTGCAATGGCTTGGCTGGCTGGCTGGGCTTCGCTTGCCGGCACTTGGGCGGGCTGGTAGGTACTGGCAGCCGTTGGGGCTGGTGCAGCCGCCACGGGGCTGCTAGGGGCCTTAACGGGCACACCCCCCGTAGTGGGTACCGCACGGGTTAGCCGGGCAGCGGTCTTAATGCGGACAGCCCGGTTGGTGGCAAGGTTGGTGGCTTCCCAGCCCCCGTATTGGCTTTCGCTGTCAATGCGGACCCGCACCATGTTGCCGCTGACAAGAGCCGCGTAAACGCCACCAATTTTCACATCAGCCTTTTTCATTGCATTTCTCCGGTTTAGGGCAAGACACCCGCTTGCCATGCCCTTTATGTTAGCAAGCCCAACCTATTAGTAAAAAGGTTGACGAGTACTGCCCTACCTTCATACCCAGCTTGGTACCCAGCGTAAGGTCAACGTGGTGCCCTAGTTCATGTGCCCACACTCCGTAAGGTGTGCGGTCAATAACATATCCAGGCCAAGACCAGCACTGACCAGGGTACCCAGGAGCGGCACACTTGTCAGGCATTAAGTGGATCACCCCTGCCCGGTAAAAGGCACAGCTATTCACGTAGTAATAGCGGTGCCCCTTGTGGACTTCAACCAGCTTACAGAACCTAGTTACAAGGGACTGCCCACTTACGGACAGCCCCCGGCTTAGTTAGTACTAAGGGCATGGCTACTTGGCCTTTGCTGTACGGGGGTCCAGGCACTTGCTGCAAAACTCACCCCCTTCATCCTTGATCCACTCGTGCTTGCCACCCCGGATACATTCAGCCGTACCACCATCCACTAGGGTCTTAGCCGGTTTACCCGGCTTGGTTTTCTGGAGGGAAGCGGTAACCGGCTCCTCGGGCTTGGTGGGTGCTGGGGCTGGTTTGTCTTCCTTGGGCTTGTCGTACTCAGTGTCAATGCCACCGATACGCGGGTACTCACCGATGACCCGTTGCCCGTGCTCATTTTCAACCAGTTCAATGGCTACCTTGTCCTTGACCAGCTTCTTGCCGTCGCTGTAGGCGTTCCAAGCCTTGATAATTGTACCGCAACGCAAGTCCCGGCCAAAGCCCCCGCCGATGTCCACGGGTATGGCCAGCAAGGCTTCCCGCAGTGGTTCAGTGGCTGCCCCGTTGTCGGCTAGGTCAGCCCAAAAGTCTTGGGCCTTTTGCCACAGCTTCCAGTCCAGGGCTTCCTCACTGCCCACGGTGGCGTAGCTGTCGGGGTCGGTGGCTGCACTGCCCATTAGGTACAGCAGCCCAGTGGCATACCCCAGCGTAATTAGCTGGGCCAGCTTGTTACCCTCAGCCGACTCGTAAATGTAAATGGCAGCGTCCCACAGCTTGCTATGCTTGCCAAGGAATTCAAACAGCTCACTGTGAGGCCTACGCGGGGCTTCGCTAAACTGCTTGCGGTCGGTACGGTCCCACATGAGCTTGACCGCCCCTGCCGTAATCTTGCTAAGCACCAGCCGTTCGCTGTCGGGCCTGCCGGCTAGGTGTTCGCAACGGTAGATAACGTCCACTTCACCCCGCCTACGCCCTGTGTCAATGGTGTTCACCACGTCGTCGGTGCCCTTAATGCCAAGGGCCAAGGCGGTCTGGATGCTAGGCGGGGTAGGCCAGTACTTGGCCCAGCGACGCTCGGTAGCCGGCTCCAGCTTGGCATCCAGCTCCCACGCTTGGTTCGCCAGCACCAACCCGACCAGCCGGTGCTGACCGCTCTGGACACCCCCGTACTCATCCACGATGATGGTTTCGCCGTTCAGCTGCCACTTACCCCGCAGAATTTCCAGCATCCAGTCGTTGGTGACTTGGCTATAGTAGGGCCGGTTCTTCAGGTTGGCTAGGCACCGTACCTTGTTGCCGTACAGGTCGGTCAACAGGTACTCGGTGCCAAACGTAACCTTCTTGCCGGCTTCCTTGCTGGCGTCTTCCTCGGTCTGCCAGTACAGCAACTGCTTAGCCGCTGCTTGGTCTATTGTGGCTACCTGTAGCTGGACCGTTGGATACAAGATGGGCGGGGAGTCCGTAGCTTTTGCAGACGGCTTCAAAGGTGCCTTGGTCTGCTTCTGCTTGCCATTGGGCAAAGCTGCGGTCTTGGTTGGTGGGCTGGATGACTTGGTTGGTTGGCCAACTTTGGGCATGGTTATTCTCCGGGTACTGGGTTAGGTCGCAGGTTGCAAACGGTAAAAACACAACACGGTAAAAGTGACCGAACAGAAACGTGGTCATGAACAGGGCACTTCCTTTCCGGCTATGAACCCCAGTCCATAAAGGCTTTGCAAGTGGCGACGCAGCCACCTAGCCCGCCCTTTTTCGGGCACGGCAATTACGATTAGGCCGACACGTCGGTTGTGGTCCCACTTGCATACGCTCATGGGCATAGTCCACAACTCCATCCGATAGACCACGCTGTTGAACGTGGTTTCGTCCTCAGTGGACCAAGTCATAATCATTGCTTACCCCCTAGCACCAGCCTCGTGGTCTTGGGCATTGGGGGCACATACTCCAACGGCTCTTCCTTAATAGCCGGCTCAGGCCGCTCTTCGGGTTCGCGGTCCAAGTCATCCATGACAAACCCGCAAAAGCTGTTCAGGTGGTAAGTGCCATTACCTAGGTCAGAACAACGGATCACTCTCATTGGCCATATCCTTTCCATTGGCTAAAAGGTTCCTGTAGCCCGCACTGGGCTAAGCAGCATTGGCCCATATTAGTAAATAGGCCAGCTAAAAACAAGCCCCCGTAAATTGCTGCAAAATTACGGGGTAATGCCAAGCCCAGCCAACAGCCGGCGGACTTGACCACGGGTTTTCATGTCCGGTAGCGGGAAATCCCCACCAAGTGAAAATTGTAGTTCGCCTGACTCGGGTATGTGGCACAGTACCCAGTAGGACTGACCACCTACGTGGTTGACGCAGAACGGAGGTGAGTAGTAGTGCAAGCACCCCCATTCATCCACTTCCCTTCGCCAGCCCAGCCCCAACCACTCCTCCGTCACCGGCTCATCATCGTCGGCGGCATACTCAGCCAGCCAGGCGTCGGCCAGCAGCCGCTCGTCCTGGTCGAACAGAGAACAAATTCCTTCATCGACCTCTCGCCAATACGGGCTGCGAGTCAAGTCGCCTCCCGCTGCCACGATGGCCAAGTGCTTCCGCTGCCGCTCGGCTGCTGCTTTCACATCGCTCATGGATTGCCCTCCTTCAAGCGTTCGGCTCTCCCCGCATCTAGTCCCGCCAGATACGCCGCACGTAAGGCCCATCCGTGCCACAGCGGAACTGCTCCGCCTGCATCCTGTCGCGGGACCATTCTTTCAACAAAGGCATAGGCCGCATTCAGGTCTGCCATTGGTCGCTCGTGCTCAGGTCGCTCGGCTGCTGCGTGTGGTTCGTCGGTCATGGGGTTCTAGGTTTATAGGCTTGGTAAAAAACAAATAGTACGCTACCGATTGCTGCACCGAATATCGGAAAACCGAAGGTGTCGCCGACCGCTGAACCGAGAATCACAAAGCCAATGGCTATCGCCATACCGACAAGGACTTCATTCACTTCCCGCCCTCCTCGCTTCTCAATTCTTGTGCTCTTGTTTTCCCTGTTCTACGGCTATGGCAGTGCGTATATCATTTGCACATTGCCTATAAGTCTTAGACATTCCATCATTTTCAGCATAATAGTCTCCGCACAACGTTACAGCATCCCGCTGGAGCGAATCCGCCTTTTCTTCCCAGGCTTTGACAATTGATTCCAAGTTTTCAATCAACATATGCAGTTCTCCTATTGAATACCGTTCCAACCGGCTAAACCAAGAAGCCACGCAACCACGAACAAAAACGCGAACCCACAGATGAAACCAACGACGAATCCTAAGATAAATATCTTCATATGATTAACCACTGAACCTATGCCACAGAAAACAACCCAATTCGATTAGAGAAAGTAATACAGCTAAAATCAAGTTCTCCCTGGCTAATGGTGGATGCCGGATTGAACTTTTCTCCGTGTTAATCTCGCTGAACTGAAGCCAAGCGGATGCAAATAGTCCGCCGACGAATAGATGTGCCACAGCCTGAAATGCTTCTGACTTGTGACCCATGATTCGCACGACGGCTAGTACAACTGCGATTGCACATTTGATTGCAGTTTTCATTCGGATGGACCTGGAAGAAATGGTTGTGTGTGGCGTATCCGCTCCAGCTTCGCTCGCAGCAGGTCGCGTTCGGCTTCGGCTTGCTCGGCACGATGCTTCCACGCTTCCATGACGCAGGCCAATTCGCTGGCCTTCAGCTTGCCCTCGGCATCGCCGCATTTACCGGCCCATTCTCCCACAGCGACCATCGCCGCGTCCCGTTCCTCCCGCAGCTTGGCGACTTCGGCTTGGGCGGAGGTGAGTTGCTTTAATCGTCTCTTAACGTCGTCAACCCATTCTCCTTCAGTCGGTGGCCAGGGCTGTAAATTCTCTAAGCACCAACAGAACAGATTTCCTACAGTTTTAGTCGCCGGTCGCTGAATCTCAATTAACCGCTCCGCCTCCGCCAGCCTCTGCCGCAACTGCTCGTGGTCGTCGAGCAGGCGACCCAGCAACTCCGCACGAACGAATGGGTCCATCGCGCTAAGAGCGTGGCGAAGATTGTCACACTTAGCTCGCAGCCCTATTAGCCCAGCCAGTTCTTCGTTGAGCTTTCCACCGTCGGGATACGAACCAGCCTGCCGGGCGTCTGGGATGTCCTTCGGAACCACGGTGGATTTAGAAGGGCTATTCAGAACGTCGTGGATTTGTTGACACGCCTCGTCCGAAAGAACAGCCTGCCGGGCGTCACCTTGCGGCGGGTCAACTGGGTCATGCACTGTCATTTGCCCGCACAGGGGACAAATGACGTGGGCCTGATATAACCGCAGTGCCTGGCGGAGCACTTGATGTTCCGTTAGCTCCTGCCGCTTGGCCAAGTCGGTGATGGCGGCTTGTTCTTCGGCGGTCCAGGTTTCGGCTGGCTTCTTGTCTGCGTGATCCACGCAGAATTGGCGGGCTTCGTCGCAGGTGGGCCAATAGCCTACGCCTTGCCCGTAATCGGTGGCGATAGGATGCCAATCCGCATCCGTATGCCAAAGGTATCCGCCCCAAGAAGCGTTCCGGTGAGTCGTCACGTACCAGCCGTGCGGCTGGTTCTCGTGGATCGCCGGCCTTCGGCCCTTGATCGTCAACGTCGGCGGTAGTTGGTCAGGCATTGGTTGGCTCCCTAGTTTTTCTGGGGGAAGTTGCAGTGGGTGGTTGCTGGTGCCCCCGTATTGTAGCTGGCCCAACTAAACAGGCTTGCACAAACCTAGCCCCTTGCCCTATATGTTATAGTGGGTTTGGTGGGCGGGTGGGGTTGGTTGTGTTTGAAGTTGTATTTACTTAATAAGTAAGTAAGTAAGCTAAGTACAGAAAACTGTATGACTAGTTACTACCTACAAAGAAACAACTTACTCAGTGAGTTAGGCTTTACTAGCTACTCTGACTACAGAAAGTCAACGCTATGGAAAGTAATACGGGGTATCGTAGTTAGTAGAGATTCTAAAGAATGCTGTGCTACCTTATGTGGTAACAGTGCTTGGACCGTACACCACTTAAGTTACACCAGAGAAACTCTACTAGGCGTTAGCCCTTGTCAACTAATTTGCCTATGCCATGAATGCCACGAGCACGTAGAGTTTGAAAATGGGTCCAAGCTGCTTGACTTAGACCGAGTAAGACAACGCACTTTGCAGCTTGTATGCCCCCATAAGGGTCGTAGAGGAATCAGTGGGTACCAGATTGGCACTTGGTACCGCAGCCGTTGGTTAGCCAATCGCCATACAGCCCGGCAAATTGTGGCTAAACTAAAGGCAGTGGAGCTACGCTGGTACAACCAAATCGTCAAAGACCTGAACCTAGGTCTAATCCACCCCAAGTACGTCAAGTATCTAGGACTACGCAAGTGACCTACACCCGGCAGATCTTTGTGTTTGGCAGCAACCGGCAAGGTAGGCACGGCAAAGGGGCAGCCCTAGAAGCCAAGCTAAGCCACGGAGCTATCAACGGTCAGCCTCGTGGGTTGCAAGGCAGCAGCTACGCCATCGTCACCAAGGAGCTACGGGTTCAAGAACCACCAGTGGACCTGGATGAAATAGCCATGGAAGTCAGGCTGTTGCTTCAGTTAGCCAAAGCCCACCCGGAGATCAGATTCAACGTAACCAAGCTGGGCTGTGGGTTGGCTGGGTTCAGGCCTGAAGAAATTGCCCCCATGTTTATAGACAGCCCGGACAACGTGTACCTTCCGTTGGCCTTTATTCGTGTGATCACGAATTTAATGTTTGAGCGTATCTACAAACTGGAACAACGTCAGTGGGACGTAGCCACCCTTAACCTGGAGTAGTCAATGAAGCTAGTATTTGAACGAATGTTCGGTTTCTGCCTGATTCTGTTTATCGGTATTGTTGTCCTAGCTATCTGGAACAAGCCCTCAAGCACCCAACCTACTCAGCCAGTGCTGGAAGTACGGGGGCCTGGACTGGAACGCATCCAGTTCTACACAGCCGAAGTTGAAGGGCGTAAGTGGCTGGTGGTACTAGCCGGGCAGGGCCTACAGGTAATGGACCTAGGCAAAGCCAAACCAGTACAGCCAGTGGGCACACCCCCAAGGAGCTGAAAATGAGCCCTAACTTTCAAGCCAAGCTACGGAAGATGATCCGCGTAGCTATCCAAGAAATGCAGGATGGCTGCTGCGACTGCCGCAAGTGTAAATGCCTTTGCCGCGAGCATCTATTGGTAGCTATGGACATGGAGGACAACCCACGCAAGTACTTCAAGTCCCACTTGGTCAACGCCCACATACCACTTTCCCCAGAAAGAAACGGCAAAGCCTAGCCGGGTTATACTAATCAAATGAAACCAACCAAACAACGACCTAGGGGTGGTCCACCTAAATACCCCTGGACCAAGTGGATGCAGCCGGGCACCAACCACGTGTTACGTAGGCCCAAGGACTTTGACTGCTCGGTTCACAGCTTCATCACTTACCTGTACATCGTGGCCAAGCGTAAAGGCTGCCGGGTGGAAGTGGCCCAGTTAGCCGACGACATCGTTGCCATCAAGGTTTCAAACAGGAGTCGCAAGAGTGCCTAAGCCTAGCCTGTGCTGTATTGGAGTTGACCCTGGACAACGGGGTGGCATCTCCATACTGAACGTACCCGGGAACATCGTGGGATGTTTCAAGTTTGCCAACCGTACTGAACACGAAATAGCCGAGTTCATCAGGACCAAGTGTAGCCCCGGTCACTTTAAGGCAGCCCTTGAAAAAGTACATTCCATGCCCCAGCAAGGGGTGGCTTCTTCTTTCAAGTTTGGTATGGGCTACGGCTTTGTTCGTGGGCTGCTAGTGGCCTATCAAATACCCTTTGTGGAAGTCACGCCACAGACTTGGCAGAAGGCTATGGGATGCCTAACCAAAGGGGACAAGTCAGTCAGCCGCAAGGCTGCTCATAGACGCTGGCCCAAGGATGCACCCAGCATTGATGACCACCTAGCCGATAGCTTGCTCATTGCCGAGTGGCTTAGAACGTCAGGTGCCCTATGACCCCGTACCAAGTGCATTGCAGCCGGTGGAACCACTGCCAAAGGTGCGGGCTAAGCAAAGTCCGCAAACAGGTAGTAACGGCACGGGGTAGGCTGCCCTGTGAAATCCTGTTTGTGGGTGAAGCCCCCGGCATTAGTGAAAACTCCATAGGGGTTCCGTTTGTAGGGCCAGCCGGCAAGCTGCTGGATAGCCAAGTGGAGTCAGCTTGTTCTGTATTCAGCACGATTCCGGCTATAGCCTTTGTCAACCTTGTGGGCTGCATACCCCTGGATGAAAACACCAACCGTAAGAACAGCGAGCCAACGGCTAACGAGATAGAAGCCTGTAGGCCACGGCTAGAAGAGCTGTTTAAGCTGGCCAAGCCCAAGCTGGTGGTGTGTGTGGGCGACCTAAGCTGGCAACATGCAACCCAAGGCAATTGGGCGGCTAAAATTAAGGCTAATGTGGTCCACGTAAAACACCCAGCCGCTATTCTGCGGGAACCGATCCAAACCAAGGGGCTTAGCAGCCAGCGGGTAATAGTTCAGCTCATTGATGCCTTCACGGAATTGTACGATGCCTAAAGTCCAAACAAAAGTCAAGCAAGTCCTAACCAAGTTGAAGACACCCGTGCAGCCCACCAAGCCCCTGTGGCAAGGGCCTACCAATGAAGGGCCAATGGGTGGTGTTACCCAAAGCCTACTGAACGGCTATCTGTTCTGCCCTGAGCGGTTCCGTATAAACGTCATAGAGGGCTTGCGTGACCCAGAGGGGTTCAACCACAGGCTGGAGTACGGCAATATGTGGCACCTGTGCGAAGAGTCCCACGCTGCCGGGTGCCCTTGGGAACGGGTGCTGCTTAAGTACTGCCAGCAACTGGCTGCCAAGTACCAGGACCAGCAAGTTGAAGTGAACAAGTACTACAAGGTGTGCTTGGCTCAGTTCCCGGTATATGTAAACCACTGGGCCAACCACCCCGACGTACAGCAACGTAAGCCCATGTTCCAAGAGGAAGTGTTCCATGAGGCCTACAAGCTGCCCAGCGGCAGGCAGGTGTTCTTACGGGGCAAGTTTGATTCAGTGGACGTAATTGGCAAGCGGGACATCTACTTGCAAGAGAACAAGTCCAAGGGTGACATCAACCCCCAAGAGCTACAGCGGAACCTGAAGTTTGACCTACAGACCATGCTGTACCTGATTGCCCTGCAACTGAAGCTAAAGGCCAAGGCCGAGCTAGTGCGGGGTGTACGCTACAATGTGGTTAGACGCCCACTGGCTGGGGGCAAGTACACTATCAAACAGAAGGAAGGCAGGGGCGACGCCAAGGCAGGGGCTGAAACGGAAGAGCAGTTCTACAGCCGGCTACAGGGCTTGATTGCGGCTGACCCTGAATTCTTCTTCATGCGGTGGAACGTGGACGTAAGCCCAGCCGACATAGAGCGGTTCGTGGCTTACTGCTTTGACCCAATGCTGGAAAACCTGTGCGATGACTATGAATGGTGGGACTTTTGCTTTGTTACGAACACCAACCCGTTCAACTACCTGATCAGGCTGGACAGGTTCCCTACCCACTACCGTAGGCACTACACGTTACCGTTTGGGCTGTGGAACCCAATAGCTGAAGCACGTGGTACACCGCTGGACGACTATATTTTGGTTGGTAGTAAACGCGGGCTGGTGCGTACCAATACGATGTTCAGGGAGCTACAAGATGTCGAAGCGGCAATCACAGCGTAAGACCATTACCCACCCTGATGACTTGGTTAGAGGGGTTAGGTACTCACTAAGGGCCACTAGCCCGGAAGGTAAGTCAGTGCGGCTGACGGGTACGTTTCATGCAATGCGGGTGGCTAGGTGCGACTGCCTTGCGTGCCTTAGCTTGCGACCAGATGGCAAGGGCGTGCTGTGGCTAGATCTGGTCAACGGTATGGGCAGCTACATTCATGTTCCGTGGAAAGTAACCAGCAAGTGGAGGGAAGTCCAGTGCCAGTGATTACCAAGCAAACGGCTAACAACCGTAAGCAGCATTCCAAAACCGGGGGCATCCTAAACAGGCTACGCCCCATCCAAGACTTTGAAGAGGAAGGGGTAAAGATCTGCATCTACGGTAAGTCGGGAACGGGTAAGACCAAAGCATGGTCCAGCTTTCCCAAGCCTATTCTGGCTGCCCTGTGTAGTGGTGCTGGTGAAACCCGTACCATCAAGAACGTCAAGGACATCACGGGTGAGTACTTACGGGATGAAGCTGAGCTGGCTGAGCTAGTGCAGCACCAGCGGGAAACGGGCAAGTACAAGACCATTGTGTTGGACCACACTACGTCCTACCAAGACCTGATGTTCAAGAAGGTAGTGGGCACCGATGCCCCTGCCCAATTGGCTTGGGGTAGTGCCACGCAAGAGCAGTGGGGCCTGATCAGCTTGGGGGTAAAGGAACGGCTCCGAGACATGCTTAGCTTGGCCTGTAACGTGGTGCTGATCAGCCAAGAGCGGGAGTACAACACCGACCAGTCCGTTAGCGACATCATCAAGCCCTACGTGAACATGGCTATGAGTCCTAGCATTACGGGCTGGATTGGGCCGAACGTGGACTATCTAGTTCAGGCTTACCTGCGAATGGCCACGGTTACAACCACCAAGCAAGTGGGCACCAAGACCATTGAGAAAGAAGTGGAGCAGGTACAGTACTGCCTACGCACTGGCCCTAGTCCTGTGTATGCCACCAAGTTTCGGCTGGCTGGTGGTAGTGATAGACTGCCCGAATGCCTTGTGCTCAAACAGGCCGACAGTGCCTACGAAAAAATCGTTGCCCTTATAAATGGGTAAACTATAGGTGTAGCTAGTAGCTGTTTTGGTTTCTTACTAGGAGTTTTAGTATGCCTGCCGTGCAAGGTTCTAATCCCGTTAGTGCTGCCCTGAAGAAGCTGGGGTCGGCGTTCAACAAGCACAAGGACGATGAAACCCAAATGGGTTTCGCCAATTTGCCGGGTGGCATTGCTGCCGGCATTGCTGAGTTCACTGGGGCCAAGATTGACCTGTACAAGACCGGGGCCAACCAAGGCAAGCCCTACATGAGTCTCGTGGGTGTGGTCAAGCACCCCAAGGAGCACAACGGCATTCCCATTGAGGGCTTGCAAACCCGTCAACGGATTGACCTGTTCCAGCGGCCGAAGACGCCCACCAACCAGAACCCCAAGACCGAAGAGGAAATGGTGGCGGTTGCCCTGAACGAAATGCGTAAGCTGGGCATTGAAACCAAGCACCTGAACCCGGATGACTGGGAAGACGCCCTGAACGCCCATTCCAAGGAAGAGCACCACTTCCGCTTCCGCACTGTGTTTGGCACCAAGCGAGCCGACGGCAGCCAGCCCATCTACGAAAACTGGGATGGCAAGGTGGAGAACTTCAAGCAGAACGGGCACGTGGACGCTGTGCAAGACAACACGGGTGGTGAAGCCCAGCCGGCTAACAGCGGTGAAGTGGACTGGGACGCTGTGGCTGCTGTGGCCGACGACCCCAACAGCGAAGAAATGAGTGCAGCCCAAACCCAAATCCGGGAAGCCTGTGAAGCTGCCGGCATTTCCGCTCAGCAGATTGAAAATGCTGAAAACTGGGCAGCCGCAGTAGCCCTGATGCAGGAAGCCAATGCTGGTGGTAGCAGTGCCGAGGCAGCCGCTGGGCCTGCCAGCCAAGACCCCGAGAAGGGTGAAGCGGTCAACTACAAGCCCCCACGGGCACGAAAGAGCGTGGAGTGTGAAGTGACGGCTGTGTTTCTGGGTACCCGCAAGTGCAACATCAAGGCCAGCGATGGTACCATGTACAAGGGCATCAGTTGGGAAGACCTGGAACGGTAGCGTCTAGGGCCGGTGCCTAGCTAGTAGGGCCGGTGCCTAGCTAGTAGGGCTGGAACGTGGGCGTTTTGCTCTTTCCTCCACGTTCCAGTTTGTTCAGCTAATAACATGCTTCGGCTCAGTTACGGCTAACATCGTGGTATTCGACTGCTACAGGGCAAGCAGCCGTCTAAGTGCCCGCCTACTGGCTGCCCTTTTGATACCTAGGCCAATATGGTTGTCCAAGCAGCACCAGGACCTAAGTAATGGCCTCCGCGGGTTCAAGTCCCTTTAGAGGATTTACGAACGTCCTTCCCGAGTGACAATCATCATTGGTGACTTGCTAGTAACATTAAGGTAATGTGTGCCCAGCAATGGGAGTAGAAATGTGGGTTCGATTCCCACCTAGCAAGCTGCGACTCCCCTCCCGCAAGGGAGCTAGGCTGTACTTGGGTCTTGTCGCTGGGACCAGTATTCAACAAGTATGGCCCCCTCCGTAAGTAGGGAAGCTGAATTGTGTAAGGGCTGCGGTAACTCGTGTGCCCCGAAGAAAGGCTTACAACTTACTGACTTGCTACAGGGGAACGGCTTAGCCCCAATGACTTACCAAAGGACGATATGTGAAGTTCCGAACCATAGTGATATGGGGAACCTAGAGCGGAATCCTATAAGTACCATGGACCAGATGGGAATGGGTTTTACAGCATGTAAGAACTTAGGTTAGGTTGGGGTCGTATGCTGTTATGGCGTACCACCTAACCTAGGTGAACTGTCCTTAGCGGGTTCGACTCCCGCATAGCAAGCTGGAGAAACCCATGACAACACCCAATAGGCAACCACTGGACCAGCCAACCCGTAGGACTATTGAAGTCCTGTTCCGTTCATTACTGGGCCACCAGCGTGACGAAGACACAGCTCTTGGAAGGGCTTATCTGGAAGCCCGCGATGAAGAAGATAAGCTGGAAGAAAAGCTGATGGCCCACCCTAGGCTTCAGGCCCTCAAACGGAAGCATGAACTGGCCTACGAAAAGCACTACCGGGCTGAGCGTGCCAGGAAAGAAAAAGTAGTGGTTCTCCATCGGCTGTACCTAGCTAACGGTATAACCAAAGAACTGGTCAAGGAACTCAATAAGCTAATCAAGCAATAGCCATGCTAATCAGTTTGGATACTGAAACTGGCGGGGTTGACCTATACCACCTTTCACGACCGTTCTTGGTTACAATCTGTAATGAAGCTAACGACCTGAGCTACTGGGAATGGGACGTTAACCCGCTAACCCGGCTGCCCATAGTACCCAAGGGGGACCTGCTAGAAATCACAGACCGGCTGGAGCAAGCCGATGAAGTGGTTTTTCAAAATGCCAAGTACGACATCACAGCCCTAGTGGCTGTGGGCATTAAGTGGAAGCACCGCTGGTGGCGTAAGGTGCAAGACACCCTGTACAGCGGTCATATCTTGGCTAGTGCTGAGCCACATGACCTGACCACAATGGCTCTGCGGTACTTGGGTCTGAACATACAGCCCTATGAAGAGAAGCTGGCTGAAGCGGTAAAGGAATGCCGTAGGCTGGTTATGAGCAAAGCCTTCAAGGTGCAGCACAAGCAAGAGTGGCTAGTTGCCCGCAAAGGCTTGCCCCAGCTACCTAGTATTGAAGGCGAAGAGCACGTATGGAGCAACGACTATTGGCTGCCTAGGGCTGTGGCCAAGTTTCTTAAGCTGCCAGCCAACCACCAGTATTGGAACGTGTGCAGCAACTACGCCAACGTGGACAGCGGCGTAACCCTGCCCCTATGGCTTAGGCACAAGGAGCTATTGGAGCAACGCGGGTACTGGAAGCTGTACCTGGAGCGGCGTAAGCTGATTAAGATCATCTACGAAATGGAATCCCGGGGTGTTACCTACAGCAGCCAACGCTGGGAAGAGCTGGTTACTAGGCTAACCAAGGAAGAGCTAGAAAGCGAGAAGACGTGCATTGCCCTAAGCGGTGGCAGTCTAAAGGAGCTGCCTAGGGGTGGCACCAGCAATGCCCTACGGCATGTCGTGTTCAACAAGTTCAAGCTGACGCCTGTAGTACGCAAGAAAAAGAAGTCCAAGACCAACACCCCCAGCGTGGATAAAGTGGCCTTGGAAGTGTGGTCCAACACCCTGGACCCCAAGTCAGCGGCTGGGATGTTCATTAAGACCCTACGGGTAAACCGGGGGCGTAACACAGCCATCAACTACGCCAACAGCTACAAGCGGTTCGGCATACCTGTTAGGGGCCAATGGGTAAAGCTACACCCTAGCCTTAACGCCACGGGCAGCTATGCCCTACGGTTCAGCAGTAGCAACCCCAACGAACAGAACATCAGCAAGCTAAGCGACTCCAACCTACGGTATCTGTTTGGGCCTATGACCGGGCGGGAGTGGTGGAGCCTGGACTATAGCAACCTGGAGCTGACCATACCTGCCTATGAAGCCAGCGAAATGACAATGGTGCAGCTATTTGAGCGGCCACACGACCCGCCCTACTTTGGTAGCCAGCACTTGCTCGTCAGCCATATCCTGTATCCCAAGGAGTTTGAAGAGTGCTTGCGTAAGGGTGAGTCCTTTAAGGACAAGTACAAGGCCAGCCTGTACCAATGGACCAAGAATGGGGACTTTGCTGTTACCTATGGGGCAATGGCTGAAAGCGGTACAGCCGACCTAGCCTATCACATGCCTGGAGCTCAAAAGCGTATTGAAGCCCGGTTCACGGAAATATCCAAGCTGAACCAGAAGCAAATAGCCTTTGCGTATAAACACGGGTACGTACTAACCATGCCCGATAAGGAAGTGGGGCCTTACCCAATCCAGTCCAAGCGGGATGACTACGGAAGTATTCGGCCCACCACACCGCTCAACAACCATGTACAGGGAACAGCTATGTGGTGTATGTGCCGGGCAATGGTGCGGGTGGCTGAGTACTTAGAAGCTAACGTGCCGGGTGGCTTTATCACAATGCAAGTACACGACGAGCTAGTGCTAGACCTGCCCTGTGGCCCAAAACGTGGTAGCAACCTAGCCCATATAATGGAGGTAAAGCGGTTGATGGAACTGTCTGGCGACGACATCGGCATACCACTACGGGTTGATTATAGTTTCCACCCCAACAACTGGGCCAAGTCAGAAGACCCAGAGGAAGCAGTAGCAGCATGAGCGAACCACTAAGGCTAAGAACCTACTATACCGAGGAATCCCTGTGGGTAGGTGTGTTCAGGGAAACGTGGGTCAAGTGCCTGGACAAGACCTACGCTCTTGAGGAAACCACCATAGACGCAATCATGGTTAGGTGTGCTGAAGCAGCCGACAAGGCGGTTCTTCTGTTCAGGGAAAGGCAACCAGTATGAATAACCTTGCTAAGTGGGTGCTACTGGCTTTAACAGCCGGGCCTATCTTGCTGTACATACTACTCGGTCTCCTAGGCTTCTTAGGGAGCTATCAGTCATGAAGTACCGTATTTCCTACTTCCCAGAACAAGCTGGCAAGTGTAACAAGTTTGTTGTTGAAGAAGATGACCTGCCGTTTATGCTGTTTGTGTCCAAGATACGCGGGCTGCAAACTGGTGGCGGTCAAGGGGCCTTGCCGGGTATTGCGGACGTACACCTCGGGCCAATACTGGTTGAACAGCTAGGTGATACACAGGTCACATCCCAGTGTTACCTGATTGCCACGGATAGCCTAGGGGAGCTAACTGAAGCCCGTGAAATACGGGATGCCATTGGCTGCCGGGGTATGGCTGTTCCCAAGGCATTGCAGTTCATGGCCAACCAGTGCCTGCTGAACCAAAGGGAAATCATTGACCTACGGGCACGGTGCCAAGCGGCTGAGCTTAAGCTAAAGGAAGCTGGTGTGCCTGAGACCATAGTGTCAGTGGTCAATGCTTTGCCCAAGCCGCTGTACAAGGGGCAGGTTCGATGAATAACAAGCAGTTGGCTCAAGTCGTTGCTTTGGTTTATCACGGCACTTGTGGTAGTCATCCAGGCTGGACTAAGGCCCAAGTATTAGAGCATGAACAAGAAGTAGTTGCTGAGGTTCAGCTTCTACGCAAGTTCATAATCGAGAACATAGTCAAGGGGGTAATACTTAAGCCGATTGGACCAATGACCAAGGCCAAGTTTGATGCTTTGCCACAGCCCCTATACAAGTGTCCGGATTGTGGTGGAATGACCAACGGACATAGTTCACACCCTATTCCAGATGCTCATGGGGAAATGTGCCACTCGGTTATTGACAAGCGTGGTGGCTGGCGTAAGCTAGGAGACTATACCGGATGAACCTGTTTCTAGACCAGTTAAAGAAAACGCTACCCCATGCCCAAGAAAGGTTCATTTACTGGATTGGCCAGCGGGAGCAGGTGCGTAAGGCCCAAGAGGAAGGTGAGCCTAAGCCTTGGACTGGAGACCCTATTCTTCAGTCCTATAGGTTCTGCAATGTGCGGCGTATGGATGACAAGGTAAGCCAGTGGCTGTACGAAAACTGGTATCACCCCAACTACAATCATCCCAACATGCTCATGAACGTGGTGCTGGCTAGGCTGATCAACAACCCAGTTACCCTAGAGCACGTGGGCTTCCGTAAGACATGGAACCAAGTCAGTATCCTAGGGGCCTTGAAGGGCTGGCGGGACAAGGGCAACAAGGTGTTCAACGGGGCCTACATCGTAAGCACCAACGGGCTGACCGGGGACAAACTGGACGTGTTGTTCAAGCACTTGCTACAGCCCTTGTACTTGGGGACACCCAAGCTGGATACAAGCAGTATGGAGCGGTCGGTAAAGACCCTGACTGGCTACTGGGGGCTTAGCACGTTCTTAGGCGGGCAGATTGTGGCTGACCTACGCTGGGCCATAGAAGGTACATGGGCCGACCGGCTAGTGTGGGCAGCCATTGGTCCTGGCTCCAGGCGGGGTATGAACAGGTTTCTAGACCGCCCTGTGGACTGCGGTATGTCCCAGATCGAGTTCAACACTTGGTTGCCTAGGGCCATCGGCTTGGTCAAACGGCACTTGCCCAGCATTGCCCAGCGGCTAGAGGCCATAGACGTGCAGAACTGCTTCTGCGAATTCGACAAGTACGAACGCTGTCTATGGGGCGAAGGTACACCCAAGCAAAGGTATCCAGGCTCATGAACACTTACGAAGTTCTGTTCACCGACGAAAACATCATCAGTGCGTTCCACCTGCGCAAGCACAGCATTGAACACACAGACGCCCCACAGAAGCCGAGCTGTGTATGATCAGGCAAGCTATGAACCTAAGTGAGTTTGAGGAAATAGTTAGTTTGCACTGGTTACGGAACCGGGTGGTACAGTTACGCAAAGGTGGAAAGCTAAAGTAGGAACCATCATGAGCCTGTCTAACCTTAAAATTGCGATTGTTCACTGGCTGGTTAACGACGTTGGAGGGATCAACTCCTGGACTGAAAACTTTGTTCGGGGGTGTAGAGCCTTGGGCTGTCAGGTCTCCACGTTTTACAGCACCCACCAGAACCGGCTTAACTGTAGCCCTACTGAAAAAGTCAACCGAGGTCGGTACCACTTGCTGCCGGCTTACCACTTGCCCTACACAGACAAGGAAGTGGCTAAGTCGGTTCAGGTTCTTAACCGTTACGACTTGGTTGTGTTTGCCCATCCAAGCCCTCACCCGGTCAAGGCCACTGAAGATTTGAAGTGGTCTAGGGGCTGGCAAAAGCTCTATACGGATGTAACTACAGCCAAGGTTTCCGTGTTCCACGACCGGCACTGGGATCGCACCAATACCTGGATGGCCGAGGTCAGTGCTTGCCCAGACTACGTTCACGCTGCTCAACATCACTTTGTTGGTTCTGTGCGTAAGTTTGCTGAGCTGAGCAATGTGCCTTGGGGCTGGAGTACGTTTCCTCTGGTTGTGCCCAAAGTCCTACCTTTAAGCCAAGCCAAGGTACGACAGTTTACGTGGGCGACCCAGTGGCTGGCTATTAAGAACCACAGGTTTCTAGTACCTAGGTTGTTGGAGCTTCGGGTTCCGGTGAAGACCTATGGTGGAGGACAGGTGTACCACAAGCTCGTTCCGGAAATGGTAAAGACTTACCGTGAAGACTGGCACGCTGGTAAGCCGGCTGTGTACAACAAGGCCAGCCCTCATGCCTATTACGGGCACGTGGAATACGCTAGGCTCCTAAAAGAAATGGCCGAGTCTTGGTTTTCTATGGACCTGTCTATCCAGGGTATGACCAACATGACTCACTGGGAGCCGATGACGGTAGGTACGATTTCGGTTATGGAACGAAGGGTAGCCGAAGACAAGTACTGCGAGATACCAAAGACCTGCTGTAAGGTGTTTGACTTAGACACGGTCGTTGAAGACCTGAACGAAATAAGTGCTACCCCGATAAAGGAACTACAGCTAATTCAACAGAATGCTTTTGACTTAGTGCAGCGTAGTGAATGCAGCAGCATAGCCAAGAAAATTCTTTGTCAAGCGGGAATGGTATGAACCTATTCAGTACCTTGTGTCTTGAAATTACGGCTGCCTGTAACCGGAAGTGCAAGTTCTGTCCAGTGGCTTACAACTCAAGGCCAGACGAGCGAATGGATGAAGCCCTAGTCGTTAAGGCTTTTGAAGAGCTGGGCCAGCTAGGGTACAAGGGTCGTATTGAGTTCTATCTGTACAACGAACCTATGAAGGACTTGGAGTACTTGCATTGGTGCATTGCACTAGCTCGCAAACATGTTCCAGCAAGCTGCTTGATGGTTGCCACCAATGGTGATTACATACGAACGGTTGACCAGATTTTACACTTGTACAAGCTGGGGCTAAACCAGTTGCTAGTGAACTGCTATAGCCCAGGATTGTTTCAGCGAAGGTCAGCTTGGCTAAAGGAACTAGCCCCAGTGGTTAGCTTTACGGATAGCGTGTACCTACGGCTCAGCCCTACCAAAAAGGTGTTTCAGCTGCTGGACAAGTCTGATCCAAACCAGTTTGGAACTGGGGTGTTTAGGCTTATGAACAGGGCTGGCAACATTGGTTCGTACATGCCCCCGCTGAAAACCCCAGTCAAGCGAATGTGCGTCAAGCCCTTTCGGTTGTTGAACGTTAACTGGAAGGGCGAAGCCTTGGTGTGCTGCCAAGACTACCACGGTGAAATGAGCTACGGCAGCCTAGCCGATAGCTCCCTACAAGCCCTGTGGGTTCATCCGGTAATGAATGAATACCGTCGCCGGCTGCTGCTAAAGGACCGCAGCTTGCCCCTGTGCCGGGGATGTGATTGCTACGCGGGGGCCTACAGCCACAACGTATCAGCCCCAGCCCCACCGTATGCTACAGCCCAAGACATAGAGGCCTTGCACAAGGCTAAGGGCGGCTAGGGGTTGCCCTGTGGGCCACTGGCAAGGGCTGGGAGCCGAGCAACTGGGGTGGCTGGCCCTTGGCAAGCTGTTGGGGGGTGCTAGCCCGCTACAAGCCCCACAAAGCCCTCAAGGGGCCAATAGAAAAACCCCAGTAAGTATCTAACTTACTGGGGCTTGGTGGGGCTGGGCTTTGGTAGCTGGGGGCTAGGCCGCTGCGGTGGGTTCGGTGGGGGCATCTGCTTTGGCAGCCGCATTCTTGCTGGCCTTAGCCGGCTTCTTCTTGGCAGCCGCCTTCTTTTTGGCCTTCGCCGGGGCTTCCGTAGCCCGTACGGGGTTGACCGTGCCGGCTTCAAGGGACTTCTTGCCGGCAGCCGTGATCTCGTACACGTGTGCACTGGGGTTGAGGCTGAACTCACCATTAGACAGCTTTTTCGGTTCACCTTCCTTGCACCGAAGGTGCCCACGGCTGACTTCTTGGTCCAGGGTGGGCTTGCACCCGTGCTTGATGCCAATGGCTTGGGACACTTTCAGGGCAGTCAGTTCCCCCTTTTTGGCAATGGCTTTGAGGGCACGAACGCGAACGGTCAGTCTTTCAGCAGCGGTTGTCATAGCGGTACACCTTACGTAAACGGTAGCGAGGAACCTGCCTCATCAGCTTGGGTAGGTTAGCTCCCAAGGAAAGCCCGTGGGGTACGGGCTGTTTCGGCTTAGCGAATCACCTTCAGGTTGCTGGGTTGACAGTAGCGTAGGTCTTCAATGCCGTTGGTTTCAGTCAGTGTAATGACTTCATCAAAGTTTGGCAAGCTGGCCTTGAGCTTGGCAATGGCATGTTCCATGTTGCGGCAGCCGCACACCCACACCATGAAGATGTCCCAGCCGGGTTGGCCGGTTTGGGGGTGGCTGGTGTACACTTCGGCTAGGTAAGTACGGGTCGCCATGCGAGGCTGTGCTAGGGTGGTCATGGTTGGCTCCCTGTTAGGCTTTGCGGACCTGTGGGCTGTGCCCCTGCCGCACTAGCCGGCAGTAGTAGGCACGGGCTTGGTAAGGGTTGGTAAACTGCTTGCTGACCAGCTTGCCGGTGGAGTTGGTGTACTCCACCTTTACGGCTGGGCTGCGGTTGCTAATGGCTGCCATTGGGCTGGGCCTTACAATGGGGTTAGCGAACGTACCAACCGTTGTGATATTGGATTTTGCCAAGGCTTTCCAACTGGTGGAAAAACCGTCGGTAAGCCTGTGGAATACGGTCGTCGCTGCCGCTAATTCCTGGGTTCTGGCTGATAAACTCAATCAACCTGACTTGCCTAGTAAGCTCGGCCTGAGCTTGGGCAAGCTGGTTGCGGGTTTTGGTGCTGGTGTTCATTGTGTTTTCTCCGGTTAGCTGTGTCACTCAAACCACTACATTCATATTAGTAAGTATCGGCCCTAAGTAAATAGGGCTACCAGCAAAACGGGTCATTTTGTTGAAAATACTTTGGGGCTGAACGTAACTCCTTGAACCATAAGGCTTTAGGAAGAGAACAAATGCCAAAAATTTTCCTGGATATGGACGAAGTACTGGTCGATTTTCGTGGTGGGGCTTGCCAAGTACACGGGGTGAGCCGGGAATTTGCCGATGCTGAGTGCATACGGCTAGGGTGCTGGGACCTGTGCCAACCCCTAGGCATTACCGTGGAACAATTCTGGAAGCCCATTACAGCAGCCGGTGAGCAGTTCTGGCTGGACCTACAGCCGCTGCCGTGGTTTCACCAGCTTTTGGACTTAGTGTTGGGTAACTACGAGCACTGGTACATAGCCACCAGTCCCAGCCAGTGTCCTACCAGCTACAGCGGTAAGGCCAAGTGGCTGCACAGTAAGTTCGGTGAAGAGTTCAGCCGTTGGTTCCCTACGCACCACAAGTACGAACTAGCCGGACCCGGTCGTGTGCTCATTGACGATAGGGCCAGCACGATAGACAAATGGAAAGCCCACGGTGGCACGGGCATCGTCTTCCCAAGCTGCGGCAACCATTTGCACGCCCAAGCCCACGACCCTGTAAAATACGTCAAGCAGCAACTCGGTCTTACCTAGGAGTCTTATTGTGCCCCACGTTCACGTTCGCAATGTCAATGACGCCTTTACCAAGCTGGTGGCTAACTTTGTGATGTCTGCTATTCAAACCAAGGAAGGCTTTCCCACTCAGCGTACTACTAGCCGGGCGGGGGATGTGGCCCAGCTTTTGGAACCGATCATCGTTAGCTATGCCCAGCCCCGGGAGCGGGTGCTGTTTAATGAAGCCCGGGACGCCAACCCGTTTCTGCACCTGATGGAAAGCCTTTGGATGCTGGCTGGTCGTAGGGACATTGACCCGATTGCGTACTATTCAGCCAAGTACCCTACCTACGTAAAGGATGGGGATCGGGAAGTTGCGAACGGGGCTTACGGCTACAGGTGGAGGCACGAACGAGCTGTAGGTATTAAGTCCCCTAGTCCAGACATAGCCTGGAATCAACCGGACGGTGGCGGTTGGGACCAGCTACAAGCCTTGGTACAGCACCTGAAAAAGAACCCAAACAGCCGTAGGGGTGTTTTACAGATGTGGGACCCCACTAAAGACCTGCTTCAAGCTGGTGGAGTTCCCTACTACGAACATGGAACTGAACGTGAGCTGTACTCCAAGGACGTGTGCTGCAACCTGTGCTGTGTATTCAGCATCACCAACAACGCCCTGGACATGACGGTTTACAACCGTTCCAATGATCTGGTGCTGGGTATGTTGGGGGCCAATGCGGTTCACTTCAGCTTCTTGCTGGAATACATGGCTGCTCAGCTTAGCTGTGAAGTGGGTGTGTACCACCAAGTCAGCAGCAACCTACACGTTTATACGGAGTCCTTCAACCATCAGGAATGGCTGGCTGACACTACCCCGGACCATTACCTGAGGATGCCTAGGCTCAATAGCGTAGGGCTGGTGGAGTTCCAGGACCAGTTTGATAAAGAGCTACTGGAATTCAACTATGGCTGGCTGGGCATGGACCTGGACCTGATGGAAAAGATGCACCTGCCGGGCAGCGACGTGTTTAAGGAGCCGTTTCTGGCTCACGTGGCCTACCCGATGGCCCTAGCCTACTACCAGCACAAGCAGCGGCAGTACAAGATAGCCCTGGAGTGGGCCAGTCAGATATGGGCCGACGACTGGCGAATAGCTTGTACAACGTGGCTAAGACGTAGGCAGGCGGGCTATAATAGGCGTAAGGCAATTGACGATGGGGTACATGCTGCCAATGAGGATAAGACCCCTGACAACCCTTATCTGGAAAACGAATTGAAGCGGTTGGAATCCGGGTCTGAACATGCTTAAGCAGAGCTAGGATGCTTGTGCTCAGTAGGAAAAAGAACGAGTCTATCATAATCAACGGCAACATCACCGTCGTGGTGGTGGAAGTCCGTGGCGACAAGGTGCGGCTGGGCATTGAAGCCCCTAGCTCAGTGCCAGTACACAGGTCCGAAGTCCAGGACGCCATTGAACGGAAGAAGCTCACCGAAGCCAAACAATAGGGACGGCATCTCCAGCCGGCAGGGCCTGTAATACCTATGCAGAATTTTCCTGCTGCATTGGTGACAGAATAGCACCCCTGCCGGCTGGCGTGTTTAATACTATGATGGACCCAGTACTAACCAAAAAGGACTTTGTGCGTCGCTATGAACAAGGTGAATTCGGAAACCGCTCCCCAACCTGGAACACTCTTAAGGAATTTCTTCGGGCAAGACGAAGCCGATTTGAGCTTGTCCATATTCGCAATCGTGTTGCTGGTGGTCCTACTTGGTACAACATTGCAGCCCACGACGTGGAAGGTATTGTGTCTGGCATTACCAACGGGGTTAGTAGGGCTGCCAAGCTAGAGGACCTGTACTTTAGCTTGATGGCCCCTACAGCCCGCACTCTATTCCAAGGAGAGGTTCAACATTCATGTCAGCATCTGTGCTTGTACTACAGCTACGTTCCCAAGCCGATGCGTCAGTCACTTATCGAGGGTGGCGTCCACGCGGAAGGCTTACGTGCCAAGCTGCTACTCGATTGGTATTTAGATACACCAAGCAGAGAATGGCTAGACTGGTTGTTGCTTGCCTACCCCGGACACGTTGTAGAGTTTAGCGTCTATGGCGTTAAGTGGGGCAGCCTACCCAACAGGAACACCGTTATATGGGAAGTCAGAAACTACTAGGGTTCGCTGAAGAACCCAGTTGCTGGATGGGTTCAATCGCTGAGTCTTCCATACTGTGCCCGCACTGTGGTCCTACCCACGTGCGAAACGTATGGGATAGCAACCCGATCCCATACAGGTTTGAGTGTATCACCTGTGGTGCTTTGGGCACTACGTACTTCGGTCCCCTCCGGTTTGTATTTGACGAGAACCCAACCATGACCAACCCAAAGAAGCATCCCCTGTGGCAAGCCTTTGTCAACTGGGGTAACGACAACTGTATTAGCTTTGACCACGAAGACGACTGGCTTGACTGGTGGAAGTGCTTTCTAGCTGGTGCCAACGCCAACGAGGAGGAAACCTAATGGCCAACCTAGGCCGGCACGTTCAGTGGCAAGACAAAGACGGGGGCTGGCACACTGGCCAAGTGGTTACGATGCCTACGGTAAGCCCGTATCCCCCGTTCACTGTTTGTCCGGAAGTAGAATGTGGCAGGCAGGCATTCAACAGCATTACCCGCGTACTAGTCCGTGAATCCTGTAACCGGGTGCTGACATGGGTGCCTGCCAACTTGCTGCAGAACTGGCCCATGCGTGATGAGTGGGAAGTTGAAGGGCTGGAGGTTCTAGACCAATGAGCAAGCCTTGGCTGACTAGAACTAGGCTGGAGTCAGTGGTATGGGCTGGGCTGTGGGCACTTGTCCTAGGCTTAGCCTGCTTTGCGAATGGCTATCTGCTACGGTCGGTGGTTAGGTACTGGGTGCTGGAACTACAGCAGGAGCAGCAGAATGCCCAAGATAGATAAGGAAGTCCCTTCCGTACTACGCCCCTTTCTGTTCCACGGGCTGGACCTACGTTGGGAAGACGTGCCCGAAGCGGTGGCTACTTGCTGCTTCTGTGACAGGGAGTCCAAGCTGTTTGTGAACAAGCAGACAGGCCAGTGGAACTGTCGGGTGTGTGGTGTGCATGGCAACGCCATTACGTTTATACGTAGCCTATTTGAGTATTCCAGCATTGACCATATCGTTCTGGAGGAAGTGGCCCTAGAACGTAAGGTAAGCCCGGAAGTGCTGCAACGCTGGGGCTTTTGCCAGTCTGCCATTGACCATGAGTTTCTATTGCCGGGCTTTAGCCTGACCAGCACGGAGCCTAGGCTGGACAACCTATACCGCTGGACCAAGGCCAAGGGTGGCAAGCGTAGGCTGTATGGTACAGCCACAATGGACGCCACCTTGTTCGGTATGCACCTGTGGGACCCAGCCAAGCCAGACGTGTATATCTGCGAGGGGCCTTGGGATGCTATGGCCCTGGAAGACGCCTTGTCCAAGCACAAGTGGATGGAAGATGGTGAGCTACACCGCACCATAGACCCAGAAAAAAGTCTGTTAGCTAGTTGCAATATAATAGCAGTTCCCGGCTGTGAAACCTTTCGTGATGAATGGCTGCCGTGGTTAAGGGGTAAGAACGTGTCACTGCTGTATGACAACGACTACCCCCGGAAAAACCGGAACAACGCTACCGTTCCGCCGGCTGGCACCTACGGTATGAAGAAGACTGGGGCCAAGCTGCACCACGCAGCCAACAGCGTGAAGGTACTATGGTGGGGCGACGAGGGGTACGACCCTCAATTACCAGACGGAACTGACACTAGGGATATGCTAACCAAACATGACACAGAACCTGCTGCACCTGCTGAATAGGCTTGTTCCTTATCCCCAAGAGTGGCTAGAAAACACCAAGCACAAACAGAACGGGCACCCCACTCCACCCCCTATTGCTGCCCTGGAATGCAATAGTTGGGAAGACTTGGTTAGTACCTGGAAGGACGCCATGTACTGGACCGATGCCCTGGACATCACCCTAAGCAGCATGATGGCCGTGGTAGCCAGCACCAAGCTACAGGGAGACCAAGTATGGCTCCGTATCATTGGCAGGGCGGGCACAGCCAAGACAACGCTATGTGAGGCCTTTAGTGCGAATACCGAATACACTTTCAGTATGTCAGTGCAACGTGGCTTTCATAGTGGCGACTCCCGGGGAGGTGACAACAGTCTATTTTCCCGCATGGCAGATAAGACGGTCATCATTAACGAAGGAGACACACTACTCACCAGCCCTACGTGCGGACAAACGCTTAGCGAAATGCGTGATCTATGGTCGGGTCAAACTCGTGCCGTATATAGGAATGGAGTCAGCTACGAGTATCACGGGCTTAAGACCACCTTCATCATTGCGGGGACTAGCACTTTACGTAGGCTGAACCGTAGTGCTGCCGGCGATAGGTTCCTGGACTGCATCATTAGCGACGGGGACTGCGTAACCAAGGAACGGCAACTGGTTACAGACGTATTGGCCAACAGCCTTTCGTCCATGATGACTGAAAGCAACGGCGAACTAGCCAGTCGCGAAGACCCCCGCCTAATGCTGGCCAAACAAAAGACAGCCGGGTACATCAACTACATCCGCCACAATGTTAGCGTTCTTATGCAGCGGTTGGCAGCCAATCCAGCCGGCATACCACCTACGTTCGTCAAGAACTGTGAAGCGATGGGCCTACTGGTGGCTAACATGCGAACCAGACCCACGGGTGGTGATGAAGACAAGACTGAAAAAGAACTGCATATACGGCTAAGCAAGCAACTGGCCAAGGCTGCCCTATGTACCACGCTGGTAATGGGCAAGGCTACAGTTGACAGCGAAGTCATGCGGCGTATGGCCCACGTAGCGGAAGATACCAGCTACGGCAACAGCTTTGAAGTGGTCAAGGCTCTGTTTGGTAAAGCAATGGACGTTCGTAGCCTAGCCGTAGCCATACGCAAGAGCGAAGAAATTACCCGCAAGACGCTGGCTACCCTACTGGAACTGGACATAGTACGCACCGACCAGTCCCAAGCTGCCAGCGGTGCCCAAGGGCGGGGTAAGACGGTGTACCGGCTAAGCGTACAAGCCCAAACCCTGCTTACGCACTTGCGTAGGTTGCTTAAGGAGCCAACAGCAGCCACCAGCAAATAGGCTTTACAGGGGGTACCCCCCTAGCTATAGTGCCCCTAGGCAACTCTATAAGGGTCTAGGCAAGGTTGCTGCTGTGTAGGTGCAGCCTACTTTGCCTGTGATATTGGACCTACCCAGTATCCACCGCTACAGAGGTCTGTATGGACTACTTTCTTCTGGCTGACATCGGTACAGCCTTCACGGATCTGTTCAAGAACATGAACACAACCCAGCTCATCTTGCTGGGCATTGTGGCTTTCATGTTTCTAACCGGCAAGCTGAAGATCCAGGACTTGCTGAACCTGCTCCGGCCCACACCTACCCCCACACCTGTACCCGTTCCCGGGCCTACGCCTGATCCCAACCCCAGCCCCACTCCTACACCGATTCCCATTCCACACCCTGACACGCCCATTATTGACCTGATCACCCAGTTACTGCCCATACTGCTGCCGCTGCTTATCAAGGCCAAGGCCACGGGAAATAAGGAGCTGGAAGACAGCGTTACCAACCTGATCAAGTCAGCCAATAAGTCATAACAACCACTCGGACTAGAAAGGAGTGTGGTTGTTATGGACGAAAAGAATAATGCTTGGCTGGCTGTACTGCTGATCATCCTACTGGTGCTGTCTGGTGGCACTGGTGGGGTTACAGGTACGCCAGCCCCATTCGTAGCTCCGGCTGACAAGGCGGGGGCTGTGTTGTTGGTTGAAGAAACTGACGACCGTATCAAGTACCTGAAGACCGACATCCCCAATATCATGGATGCTCAAAATCCGGGTAGCGTCAGGGACTTTGTGGCCAAGAACAATTGGGACTTGCAAAAGCTAGACGTAAGCAACCAGACCAGCGTTCCCTTGAACAAGCAGTGGGCACAGGACGCTGTGGCGGCTTATATCAAGCTAGGGCTAAAGCCTCCGGCTATTCTGGCCTCTAACAGCAAAGGCAAGGGCTTCAGCAAGCAGCTTGACGCTACTAGCAAGGAAGCGGACGTCATCACTGCTCTTACTACACTAGGAGGGACTAAATAATGCTGCGTCCAGGAGAAACGGTTTACGACGATAGCAACTATACGTCCCTGCTAAGCCAGACCTATGAACAACTACCCGACGGCAACGTGGTAGGTGTTCATATTTCAGGCGGGCAGAAGCGGTACCTATCCCGTGTGAACAGCCCGGGACAGACGGTTGACTACAAGGCTACGTACAGCAGCCCATTTGATACGTCAGGTCCAAGGGGTACCAATCCCACGATCAGCCGCAGTGACTGGAAGGCTGCCCTAACCGAACAGACGGACCGAAGACGGTTGGTCAGCCAGTTCCAGAATTTTGCACCCCACGACCAAGACGGCTTGCCTACGTGCTGGGCCAATGGGCCAGCCCATGCCTTTACCACGGCTAGGGTCATGCAGGGCTTGCCCTTGGTGTACATGTCGGCCTGTAGCGTGGCTGTGCCAATTAGCGGCGGTCATAGTGGTGGGGACGAGTGGGATGCTGCCGAGTACAGTGTCAAGTACGGCTTTGCTGACTTTGGTGTGTGGGGCAACAACGACACCAGCTACAGCTTGAACACTTCCCAAGATGTAGTTGAAAGCCGAAAGCATCACTTGGCTTTGGAGTTGTACGAGTGCAATAGCTTTGACGAGTTTGCTACGGCTTGCTTGATGGGCTACTGCTGTGCCATTGCCTATAACTGGTGGTCGCATGTCATTATGCTGTGTGACCTAGTGGAAGTTGAAGCTGGTAGTTGGGGATTCCGCATCCGTAACAATTGGGGAAATTGGGGAGATAAAAATGAATATGGCCAACCCGGTTACGCAGTATTTCGTGAAGGGAAGGGAACGCCTAGTAGCGGCTTTGCCTATCGGCAAACGCTGGCCAGTGCAGCGTAGAGCGGCAGTGGCTGCTGTTAAGGCTAAGGAGCCTGAACGCAATCCCATGCTGGGCTGGGCCTTTGCTTTGCTGGCCTTGGCCAGTATTGAGCCAGCCCGTAGGGCTATGGACACCAAGCTGCCTAGCCAGTCTAAGCCTACAGCGGCTATGGTGCCTGTGGAGCCGCTACCAGTGCAGCCCTTGCCGCCCATACCAAGCAGCAAGCCCGAAGTGTACGCCAGTTCTCCGCCCACACTTCCCCCAGAAAGTCAGGCGGCTGCTGCTGAAGTGGTTGAACTACGTAGGTTGGTGACTCAGCTCAAGGAGCAACTGGCTGCTATTAAGGACCAGTTTGACCAGCAAGTTCAACTAGCTGCTGACCTACAACAGCAGCTAACCAAGCAGAACCTACAGATAGCTGCCCAAGTTAACTCAGACCGGGTCAATCCTGTTCCGGCTGTAAAGCCTCAGGCTGTGGCTGTGGGTCGTCCTGCGTATGCTGCTTACTACCAAGGTGGCTGCTCTAGTGGTAGCTGTGGCTTTGGTAGCCGGCTAGGAATTGGAAGTGGTCGTTTTCGTTTGTTGCCACGTAACCGATAGGAGAACATGATGAAGAAGTTGATTGTGCTCGTAGTGGCGGTGACGCTGGTTGCCTTGATGGCTCAGTCGGCTAGTGCTTGTGGTCACGGTCGCTTGCGACGTGGTGCCCACAGGGTAGTGGGCGGGGTCGGCAAGGTTGCTCGCTGGGTGTTGCCGCCTTACGGGCGTTAGGGTGAATGGGTTGCCCTCCTACTGAGTGAGGGCAGGGATCGCTTCTCACTCAGTAGGAGTTTGGCGATGGGTGATGGTGGAAAACAGGCACTGGATGTAGCCGACTGGTGGATCAACAAGGCAGCTACGTGGGGGCTTTCTTTTGTATTTTTGGCGTTAGTGCTTTTGATCTTCTTATGGGTAGCCGTAACCTTCTTGAGTATCCTTAAGAAGTGGCTGCCTATATGGTTTGAAAGCAGCATCAATACACAAAAGCGTGTAGCTGAAGCGGTGGAACACCTGATTGCGTCTGTTGATTGTACTCACCACCAAGTTCACTCCATTCACAGTGGGCTGAAGGAAGGTATGCGGGCAGTTACTACCTATGTTCGCAAGAACAAAACTCGGTTAGGTATTACTTCTGACGCACTGTCTTTCTTGGAAAGAGCTCAAGAGCATTTGGAGGAAGGAAGTAGCACCAACCACCGCAAATGGAAACTGCAAGATGAACCAACCGAGTCAAACGGACCAGACTCCGACCCCCCAGCACAGGGAGACGTACCTGGATCACGTGAAAGTGCCTAAGTGGGCTTGGAGTGTGCTAATGCTTATGTTCACCATATTGTTTATGGTGGGCGGCACTGTTACATTGGCAGCCATGCTGTGGCTGTTTGCTTTGGCCATAGGTCAAAACAAACTAGCTAAGAACGTGGAAAACGTTGAAGAGACAGTAACCAAAATCCGAAAGGATGTGAAGCGGCTGACACCGCAGCCCCCACAGCCTTAAGCTACATAACCTTGACCGGAAGGAACGCCTGATAAGGGTATTAGGTCCATCCAGTCAAGGAGCTCACAGTGGTATCTTTCAACAAGTTTCAGCCTTTCGTAGAAGACCTTGCCGAGAAGGTGTACAACCTTGGCAGTGACCAGCTCAAGATTTCACTGACCAACACCGTGCCGGTTAACACGAACCGGATTGTCGGTGACCTAACCGAAATCACCTACACCAATCTTTCCAGCCGCAACGTAACCACGAGCAGCTCTGCCCAAACGTCGGGCACCTACAAGCTGGTGTGTGCCGACTTGGTGCTTACAAGCAGCGGTGGCAGCACTGGGCCTCTACGGTACGTAGTGCTGTTTGACGACACGCCCACTAGCCCGGCTGATCCACTCATTGGCTGGTGGGACTACGGCAGCAGCATCACGCTTAACGATGGTGAAACCCTTACCATCGACTTTGATGGCACCAATGGCGTACTGACGATCGCCTAACCCCTATCTAGGAGCACGGCATGAACAGGCGTATTTTCTTGGCGGTGCTGACAGCCGCCACCCTTCTTCCGTACTTAGCCGGAGCAGAACCATTGACACCAGCCCAACTCACAGCCCTTAAGAACGACATTGCTGCTGACGGTACCTTGGGGCAGCTTGCTCACACGCCTGACAATGCCTTTGCTATTGCCGTGGCTTACAACGCGAACGCTTCGCCGGACTTTTGGGTGTGGCGTAGCCGGGTGCCTGAGAGCGAAGTGTATTCCACCACTACGGAAGACGCCACAACCTGGAGCTGGAGTGCCTACATTGCCCGAAGCCAAGGCGAACGGGATGGCTGGACACGCATGTTCAGCGTAGGTGGGGCCATTGACGCCAGCAAGGCCAACGTCCGGCAAGGTATTGCTGACATCTTCAGCGGCAATACCAACAGTGCTCCAGCCCAACGCACTCACCTACTTACCCTAGCCCGACGTAGAGCTACCCGAGCTGAGAAGCTATTTGCGGCAGGTACTGGCACTACGGCTTCCCCGGCTACGATGGCTTGGGAAGGCTCGCTCAACTATCAAGACGTTCTCAACGCTTGGAACAGCTAGATGGCTATGCCTTTGCAGATTGTGACTGACTTGCAAGATGACCGTAGGCAACTGCGGTCATTGCTGACCAACGAGTGGCAGGCTGACAAGCGGCAAAGCCTTATCAAGCAGATTCAGCAAATAGACACCGAGCTGAGCGTGCTTAGTATGCACCCGGCTGACGACCAGCACTTGGTCGACATCCGGTTGCTGGCCCTATGCCGGCAGTGCAACCATCAGCACAACATCAGCACCAATCCCCGGTCCTACTTGCAAGAGATTGCCGACTGGAACTGGAAGCACAGATTCTGCGACCAGACTGGGGTAGAAGTCATATCCGTGGGTAGGGAACTACCCGCTGGGTTTGACGACAGGCTGATGGAAAAGCACGGTAGAGGACCGTGGTGGCTTACAGCTAAGCACAACGCCAATATCAAGCTCGTGTATGCAGCTAGTGCTGCCCCTACGTTTACGCTGGCCAGCCTAGCCACTAGTAGCACCTTGCTGGCTGGACGGTCTTCAGCCGTCGTGGACAATACCACCAACCTGTATATGGACTACATGGCTGGTGGAAAGATTACTACTGGCACCAGTCCGTCTGCGGCTACTATTGAACCCTGGATTTGGGGTGTGTTGAATGATACGCCACTCTACCCAGACGCTATCACTGGCAGCGATGCTAATGTGAGTGCTACCACCCGGGACATACTGGCTGCATCCCATAGGCTGGTATCGGTAATGGTCACAACCGCAACCAACAATCAGGGCTACTACTTTGCCCCTGTTTCTGTGGCTTCATTATTTGGCGGCGTCCAGCCGCTTAAGTGGGGCTTCTGGGTTGTCCATAATACGGGTGTGAACCTTAACTCTACGGGTGGCAACCACGTTGTTTCTCAAACTGGTATCTATGCCACGGCTACTTAGTTAGGAGCGGGGTACCATGCTCCTAGGTCTAAGCTCTGCTAGGGATACTAGGCGTAAGCCGGCTAACTTTGGTTCCGTTCGGTTACGTAGTGGGGGGCTGGCTACGTCTTGTACTGGATTCTGGATATTCAACGAAACTGGTGGGCTAACCACCTACGACCTGAGTCGTGGTCGTAACTCAGGTACCTTGACGAATGGGCCTAGCTGGGCTGTAGGCCAGCCCGGCAGCTATGTTCAATTCACGTCTGGTGCATCAACCTACATAAGCCTTCCCAACGGTGGAGGGTTGGACGGACTGGCTGCTTCTAGCATTGTCATGCGGGCCAGATGGAGGGGAACCCAGTCGGCAGGACCGTACAACGCCTACGGTGCGATTTCAGGTCGCCAGTATAACTCTGTCTTCTCCAATCACATTGTGTGCCTGACAGGCACTGACCCAGCCACAGCAGCCTTGAGCTATGCGGCCTATGGCGTTCCTATGTTTGGCGGAACGTCTATCAACTGCTCAACGGCTGTAGGCGATAGTAAGTGGCGAACGCTGGGCATTACGACTACGTCTGGCTCTCACGTAGGCTACCTTGACGGACTGCAAGACGGAACAGGCGGCTCCACGGGTAGCTATGCTTCCGACGCTGCTATTCCGTGGACCGTGGGCGGGGACATTGGTGACGTAAACACGTTTGCCACTGGTGACGTGGCCTATGTAATGACGTTCAACCGGATACTATCTTCCGGCGAAATGATGCAGTTGCATGTAGAGCCGTTCTCGCTACTAGACAGCCAGCCTAGAAAGTACTGGTTCACAGCGGGTGCAGCAGCCGCTTATACCCTAGCCGTAGCTACAGGTACCTTCACGCTCACAGGCAACGCTGTGGGCTTACTGGCAGCCCGTAAGATCACAGTAGCCCTAGGCACCTTTAC